TCAATTTTATTTGTTTACAAATAAAATAGTGGGACTTTGTTCTCGATTTGATGCGAAGCAGAAAAGCGGTATCAATTTTATTTGTTTACAAATAAAATAGTGGGACTTTGTTCTCGATTTGATGCGAAGCAGAAAAGCGGTATCAATTTTATTTGTTTACAAATAAAATAGTGGGACTTTGTTTGTCAATTTTATTACTTTTTAAGTTTTAATGATACAATAATATTATATACAATAACAAATAACACACCGCCCCATAATGAATCGGCAACAGCAAATTTAACAGAATAGTTTTTAAATGTTGAAAGATTTGTAAAATCATAAACAGCGTAGATACAAAAGCCTAACATGAACGCATCATTATTATTTTCTGGAAGAGTTACTAAATAAGAAAGTGCTAAGTAAACAATAATGGCAGGTAAATATCTTACGGTTAAAGGTGAATGCTGGATACTTTCTACCATCGCTTTGGATTGCTTACTTCCTAACACTAACCATGGCAAATCAACAAGTATAATTAAACCAGCTATTAATAAATAATTTAATATAGACATCTTATTTCTAATTATTCTGCGGTTCTTTTTTATTCTAAGAAAATTGTATTCAAATAATGACAGACACAATACACCTTGAAGGATATTCAACCAACTTTCGTAAACAAAAGATTTATTGTTTCGGTGATGTAAGTGTTCTAGATAAGATGTATTCTGGTTTATTAAATATGTATTCAGAAGAAATTCTAAAAACTCATAAAACAGTACTATTATTTTCAGATTCTTATGTGAAACATAATCCAAAATGGGTAAAAAACGTATTTACTGATGCTATGTTTCGTATAAAAGATTCTAAAGATTTACAACTCGCATATACATATATTCAACATTGTGCAAAACCTCTTATTATAGTTTGGTACTGTTCAGAAATTCCTCAAGTTGTATTTAATAATTTAAATTCAACAAAAGAAGATATAACTCTTATTACCGGTGGCATGAATCCAAGATATGATTATTCTTCTATATTTTTTACAACTAAAACAAGTTATGATGAAATATTTCCAGTGCTAAGCACTAGAGTAAAGAATATTGATATTAAATCTGTATTAAGTGAAACAAAAGGCGCAGATGTATCATTGGTATACAATACTGGATCATTATATTGGTTTGATTATAACTCTATTCAAGGAATAGCACCTATAATCAATTACAAACAAGCGTCTGATTATCTTAGAAGTTTAGCGGAAGCTTTAGAATTTAAAGAATAGTTTATTTTTTGCGAAATATTTTAAATGTGCCTTTCTTTGCGACGAATCCAGCTTTTTTAAGATTCTTTAACGCCTTCTTGCCAGCAGCATGCTTCTTCTTCGATACAATGCGACCTTTGCGTGTCTTCATTAAATCTTTCTTGACTAAACCACCGGAAGTGTGCTTGGCTGTACCGTGCCATACTTGAGCCTTGCTCCCTACAGCGGGAATCTTAGCGCCACCTTCCATGTTCTCTTTGCGATTCTTACGCGTTACATTGCGACGACCACCTTCCATATTATTATTATTATTTTCATTCTCATCATAGTCTTCGTTGTTATTGTTATTGTTCATTATATTTTATAGTTAGATTTTTTTCTTTTATTCCCAAATATTTTTTCTAGGTATTTTACCTTCTTCAATTTGATCAATATAATAGTTCATTCGTTTTACGTCGTAGATTCCCGCAAAATGAACTAGAAAATCACCAGGCTGCCATAATGGCATCCCTTCTAACCCTTGTATATACGCGTTAAATAAACGACAGTTTGATGTAATTTGAACCTTATCTAAATCAGATTTATTTGTTTCTATTAACTTAATAACTGCAGCATTCTCCCACCAAGGATGATATAATAGATCTGTTTGCTCGTATACTCGTTTCCAAAAGTCACGTGACCACTCAGAATTACGAATTAATATATTTCCATCATTTATATGGCCACAACTATCAATAGTCATAAATAGATCTTTCTCTTCAAGTAGCAGTGACACAATAGATTCTTCAATATCAAACTCTAAATTTGTAATATATACGTCGGCATCACTCATAAAGATAAATTCACCATCACTACTATTATTTAATACATGTAGTAAAAAAGGAATCTTTGACCAAGGAATAGGACGTTCTCTATCCCAAAACTTTTCATCGCCCAATACAAACTCATAATCATGAACTTCACAATAGTCTTTCTTAGATTCAAGAGCTTTTGATAAACTTTTACGAAAATCTTCGCCAATTGCCAAAGTTAGCAGTTTCATTACTATTTATATAAAAATAGTGTTTATACCGTTCTTTATAAAAATATTGAAAAGTATTTTGTAGAACAGCATTTTGTAGAACAGCATTTTGTAATAGGTTTATCTAACATATATTTGCTACATTCACCATTTTTTTCATATAGTTTTTTAAAATAATTAAATATTGAATCATATACACTTATGATATTTCTATCTTTTAATTTAACTTTAAGTTTTAACGTTGTTTTAATATAAGCAATATGTTCTGTGCTTAGAACTGTATCTTTACCTTTTAAAATACAATTATACATTATATCATTATATATTTCATCTTTTATAGGGTTTTCTATATTACTTAGAATATAAGAATGATCAAGTAAATATACTAAAAACGTTAACACTTCTTCTAAATGCTCTTCTGGAAACCAATCAAAGAAACGTAGTTCAATTCCATGATTCTTAAACTTATTATAATTAATATCAAATCCTATCTTATTATTTTTTACATAATGTATTTGCTTATATAGTTTAGAATACCATAATGGTTCATACATATAACGATCTTCTTGTAGTATTTTACCAGATTTCATTTTATTAGAATCATATGTTCCAGCACTAACATATCGTGAAGCCGCTATACGCTGTGACCCTTTTGGAAATCGGTTTGAATATACAGAACTTCTTGATAGCGTATCATTAGAACCATATTTTGCTATAAAGAATGGTTCTAGAAGTTGAATAACTTTAATTGCTTTTGAATGCTTTTTTTCAAACACTCGTTTATCTGCTATATTTCCACAATCATCTAATAATGTGGGAAGTGTAAAATTAAAATGATATGTTCCATTATTAAATATAGCAAGATTATTCTTATTTGTTGAGAATCTAGCAAATCCGTGATTTACTTTTGGATATTCTAACTTTTTTCCTTGAGCAAGTGGTAAACCTAACTTATTTATATTGTTTAAAAACTGTTTTTTATGATATTTTAATTCTGAAATTACATCTTGAATTGTTTTCTTATAATAGTTTTGTGTCATAAATTCAACTGTGTCTCCATCAAAACAATAACTTTTCTCATATTCATCTTTAAAATATAGGTTTTGTTCACACATATGTTCAAACACTGTTTTTCCAGAAAATCTCTTATTTGGTGTTGAAGCTTTATCATAATTTGTTTTAGGGTTTCCAGATAAATCATTTTTTGTTAGTTCATGACAATTAATTAAATATGGAAGACTATAAAAATTATCTTTATTAATAAGTGTATCGAGAGCCTTGTTAAAATATTCATTTAAATATGTTTCATAATAATTGAGACTATAACGTTCTCGTTTCTGATTTTTAAAAAATAATCCTGATACTTCTGGTATACTAGATACTTCTAAGTATGTTTCATTTTCAATTCCTATCCCCCAAAAGAGATCATTTGGAATATAAGATGAATAGTATTTTTTATGTTTATCATCAGTTGTTGAACTCTTTTCCATCTAAATGAGAACCACTTTTTCGTTTCACAAAAAATTGTTCTCCATTTTTCGTTTCACAAAAAATTGTTCTCCATTTTTCGTTTCACAAAAAATTGAAAACATTATTTACAAATACACATTATAGGAAATGACATCAAAATATATTAAAAATGAGAATGGCCACTTTATATGTCCCAATTGCGAAGTGGTAAAAAAGAACCAAAATACAATGTATTATCATATGAAGAAACATGAAGGAAAACTTCCTTTTGAATGTGATATTTGTCAGAAAGATTTTCTTCAAAAATCTTCTTTAGAACTTCACAAGTTGTCAAAACATAGTACAACAAAGAAAGAAACTAAAATGTTTCAATGTGTATTCGATAATTGTGATTTTAAATCAATCACAAAGTCCAATCGGAGAATTCACTGTCTACGTAAGCATTTTAAAGAAGAAATTGATAAGATTATGGATGAAAACAATAGTTGTAATAGTTGTAATAAGACGTTTCAATCTTCTACCGCATTTTATTATCATGTAATAGATTGTATAAAAGTTGATACTGTAGAAAAACAAAAATTCCTTACACTAATTGATTAAAATTATCTTAATCATCATCGTCATGATGAACTTGTAACATAACCACCATATTATATAAGTGATATCCAAGAGCACCAAATACCATAATACCTAAACCTTCATAGGCAGGACGTTCTGTTTTTTTTCCATTATATCCAATATATATTAATAATGGTGCTACGCCTAATACATGATATACATTAACCCATAAACTAGGTGATTTTGAGTAGAACTTTACTAACGCTTTATAAGTATGATATACTAACACAAATAAACCTACAACAAGAAGTGTTGTATAAATCCATTCAGGATTTGCAGCACGATTATAAAATACGTAAAATAAGAAAGGGACAATAACTAATATATGAAATAAAGCAATTATAAAATGAGAGTTCATAATCTATAAGTATGAAATAATTTTTTACATTGTTCTAAAGCGCCTTCTATCCATGCTTGTTTCAAACTAAATGACTCTCCAACAATATATACTTCAGATTCAAATGGTTTTAATGATTTCTTTGACTCTTCAATAGGATCATAGTTTCCAGGTAACCAATATGTTGCACCATATTTCCAGTAATGACTCTTAAAAAACTTGTATTCTGGTATTGGTCCAAACAGTTCTTTTAATAGATTTTGTATATGTTTTCCTAACGATTCTTCTCCAAACTTTTGTATTATCTTATGAAACTTATTTGTATCACGAGAATCTGTATAAGATACCATCGCCGTAGCACTTCCTTCATTGTAGTTTATTGGTAAGAAATATCGTATTGGTGTTTTCGTAACAATTCTGTTGAATTGAGAAAACCAACAGTTATCATACACTGCGTATGTTCTTAGTAATGGTTCCATTCTCAAATGTTTTAGAATTGTAAACTTGTTAAAGAAAGATATGTGTTTTAATGCTTCAGATGTCATAGCACATATTAGTTTGCTACATTGTAACGTTTGAGTTGGTCTAACCTTAATACTTCTTGGCCCAGTATAAAACTTTGTTTCTATAAATTCTTTCTTATCTTGTATATTGAAACATTCATAGTTTGTTAGTACCTCTCCACCTTTTGATAGAAAATCTTTTTCCATCTTTTCAATTAAACTATGTAAACCGTTTACCGCAACATAATATCCTTGATGAGAACCCATTTCATTTTTAAAACTTTCCAACCCCAAGTCGGCACGCAATACTTCTGTTTCTGCTCTGTAAGGAAATCTATCAAAATATTCTTCTGTTTTATCTTTTCCGTGAATTTGAATACATAACTCTTTTAAAGTAGAATTATTGAGAATCTTTGAATCGAGTTTCTGTAACGGTTCAAAAAAAGCATTTATGTTTGGTTCAAACAGATTCGGTTCAATACAACTGGAACCATCTTTCTTATATGTTAGTTCTGGTGAAATAGCATGTAACGGTTCATTATATTTTTTCATTAAATCAAGTAACATAGTATGTTTTTTTGAAATACGGCCCGCACCAGACTCCCATGTATAACTATTTTCGTGAAACGTGTCAATACGTCCTCCTAAGTTCTTATACTTTTCACATAGTACAACATTTTTCTTGTGTTTTATTAATTCTAAAGCACAATAAAAACCAGATATTCCTCCTCCTATTATAATAAAATCATACATCTAACAATTAATTAGTTTTTTGTAAGAAGACTATTTAACCATTGTAGAATTTCGTTTGTATCAGAAGATGCTTTTGTTTCTAGAATTTTTGTATTATAAATCACCATAAATGTAGGAACAGAACGAATTCCACAAAATCCAGCCGTATAATTATTTTGATCAACATCACATTTTAACCAATTAGCAGGAAAGTCTGACATTAATTTATTAATTTGAATTTTTTTACAAGGCCCACACCATGCGGCAGAAAACCAGATGACTGTTAAACTGGGTAATGGTTCTCTTACTGGAATACGTCCAATTAACTCTTCAAACTGTTCTTGAGTTTCTAAATATTTCATATTAATCTTTCTTGGATTTTCTTAAAGTATGAATTGTAAAGCCTACAACTGGAATTAATATAAGTGCTAAACCAAAATATATGTGTTGATTACTCTGTTTTTTAGCACCTCCTTCTTGTTTTATAGAACTAACGATATCTTTCAGTTCATCTATGTCATTTACTTGACCTCCTGTAAAAAAATTACGAGATATAGGTAAACTAGATAATAAAGAGCTAACACCAGACGGTTTTGCTAAAGCAGGATTTGATACACCAGTAGATCCATATAAACTAGATAATATACCACCAGGAGTTGAAGCACTTGTTACAGCACTAAAAGGAGTTGCTTTTATTGTTAATACAAATATTACTGTAAAAGCTGCTATTGCCAATGAAACCCAAAATGAGAAAATACTGAAATAACGTAGAAGAGTTGGTAATAATTCATTTGATTTTGATAAGAAAAAACTTGTTGCAAAATATAAGCCAAAAAATAATGAAGCAATTAAAAGATAAAGCCATACTTTTGTATTCTTTGTCATATTTTTCATTGGTTCATCACTGATCTTATTCTTACCAATTTCTCCAAAGTCAAAAAAAGGGACATCTAAGCCAGTTTGACTTATATTTGCTTTATTATATGCTTGAACAATATCAAAGGCATACCAAGAACCCAATGTAATAACATTAATAAATATTTTCATCAATCCAGTAAAATTTGAGCCTATTGCAAAATGATCCAATCCTAATAAGCCTGTAATAGGAAAGGCGGCAATTAACTTATATAACCATAATGGAAATGGGGGCAGAACTGCTGCTGCAGTACTTTGTAAAACAGAAATAGGAGTCGGAATAATACCAATTGGATTTGTAAATGATAAACTCATAATCGACCTATAAAATGTGAAGCATTTTATAGGAGAGCAATCGCATCTTCGATGTGATTGACCAGTAAAATGTGAAGCATTTTATACTATTTAATACTCTTAAATCGTGAATAATAATCCTCCAAATCCATTAATCACGCGTAACACATTATGATTTGTAGCATATACACGTGTTACAGCATTGCCACGTGCTGGAGGATTTCCAGTTGTAGAATCGGGAACTAAATTCATTTGTAGCACAAAATTATCTATGCGGCTAGCATTTAATGAACCAGAAGGTTGTAGTTCTTCAGGACGAAAAGCAAAACAATAATTATAAATAAATAAGTTGCTAGGCACAGTTGTATGATGATAATAAGGTTGAACTAATCTAAAATACCCAGCATCACGTCTATCAAATCTATCATGACCATCAAGTTGAATTATAGCATCTTCCATTAAATCTTTTCTAGCACCAGTTTCAAGAATACTTGTGCTACTATAATTAAAATATTCGTGATATGTATCCATCTGAGAACGTTTAATATACCATAATAGTTCTCTTATGGGGTGATTAAATTCAAGGCGAACCGTAGATGATGTTGCCCCTACAGGAATTGATATAATTGGCGTATATTGAACTTGTTCAATTAAATATTCATGAGTATTACTTACAAAACGTCTTCTTTCTTCAACATCTAAATATACATAATCACCAAATAGTCTTAAATCAGTAATTTTAACAGGATTTATAGAAAGAGTATTACATAATGTAGAATTTCCCAATGATGGAGTAGAAAATAGGTCTTGTAAACGTTTCAGTTTTAAATTAATACGAATAGGATGGTATTGTAACGCAAGCAATGGTAAGTACTGGCCAGGATTCTTGCAAAACCAGAAACGTAATGGTATATATAGTTTTAAAGGACCAAAATTAGTAGGTGGAATAAAATCATCCACTTTTCCAATCATATTATTAAACGCATCACGTTGCATTGATGTTGTTGTCATATTTGACCAGATTTCCATCCATTCACCAGTTTGAGTATCAATTTCTTGTTCACCAATTTCGAGTGTAATTTCATCAATTAAGGCGTGAGCAATTGAATTTACATATGATACCGGTGTGCCATCTGTAAGAGTAATCGCTGGTAAAGTTACTTCAAGCACTAATGGCCCTAATAGATCTCCTCTACGAGGCACTAAACATGATAAACGCTTTCCAAAATCTGGATCACCATCAAAAAACATAGCTTGCGATTCTATCGCGAAATTGGTATAACGACGGTAAACCATTTTAAACCATGTGATTTGAGGATTTCCGGTTAAGAATATATCTTGTTTTCCCATTGCTACGAGTTGTAATAATCCTCCATTTCCTGTCATTTGACTTACTACTTATTAGGAGCAATGATTCTTTTTTCATTTCTCTTCGCAGTATAGTTATGGATCCTACAATATATCGTAGTCTATTAGCGATAGACCCAAATACAAATTATCCTATTTCAACCAATTACATATTATCAACTGATGGCCTTGGTGATTTACAATGGCAAAGTGTTATAGATAATATTAGTAGTGTAAATCCTTATTTAGGAAATTTATCAACTACAATCTATAATTTATCAAATCAATTCTTAACATTTTCAAACGGTTTAATACCGGGCACTGTAACTATTCCAAATTTAACAAGCACAACTGCTGGAATTTATAATCCAGAAAGATATATATCATGTGGCCATTTAACTAGCACTGCTACATCATTATTATCTTCAATTCAAATTTTTAATACAATATCATCAGTATATATATCATCATCACAGTTACAATCAACCGTTAGAGGATTAGGAACACTAGGGTATATTAGTGCTTCAACATTATATAGCACTATCAGTGGATTAGGTAATCTAGGTTATGCCAGCACATCATATGTTATTAATATAATAAATAATCTTGGATCTAGTAACTATATTAGCAGCGCTTCTCTCTTAAATTCTATCAACAATCTTGGTTCTTTACAATATGTAAGTTCTGCTTCACTATTTTCAACAGTTATAACAGGGAATAACGCATTATTCAGCACAACCGCTGATATTTTAAATAAAAGACAGAATATATACTTAAATCAAGCGGGTTCTTTAATAATTTCTGGTTCAAATGTGAATGTTACAATAAGTTCTATAAGCAGCTATTATTTTTATAAGACATTTTATACTTCATCTTTAACATATAAAGGGATTAATAATTCAGTTACTCCTTTTGTCCCATCAGGATCATACGATTTTTACATATCAACATTGGATTCACAACTAAGTAATTTCTCAAGTTACATTAATCCTAAAACAAGCATTAGTTTAGATATATATCCTAATATTATATTTCCTCAAATAACAACTAACTGTAATTCTCAAATCTATCATGTATCATCATTTTTACAGTATAATGGTTCATCTATAAATATTTTACATCAAACAAAATTTTTATCTATGAATAACAATGCTTCAAACCTATTTCAACAACCTATCCGATTAAATATTCCAGGAAATTATTTGGATAATGGTGTAAGAACTTTTTATACTAGTCCATATTTATTAACACATCGTTTCATTAATGTATTTGCTTCCAATACAAATGTAGGGTTTACATCAAATAATGTAAACCTATATTTTGATTCAACTTCATCGTATTACTTATCTATTCAAAATATAGCACCATAAAAAAGAGAATGGCAACATCTAGAAAAACATTAAATTTAGATACGCTTCAATTAACTGGAATGAACTATTTAACATCAAATAATAGACCTTATCCTTCATCTTTTGTATTATATTCTGTTGGCAACGGTTCTATAGGTCTTACGTCAATTAGTTCTTTAACAAATGTAGGTTATACAACTGTATCAGTGCCCGGTCAAGCAGTTTTAAACTCAAGTAATACAAATAATATTTTAAATATAAGTCCATTAACATCAGAAGTTATATTATCAACAAATTTTATTAGTTCAACAGTTTTTATTGGTATTCCATCATTAACAAGCACTATTCAAAGCACTATAAATGCGAATCAAGCAAGCACAAACTTTAATTTTTTAACGTATCCTAATATACATTCATCTATTTATTATCAAGGCAGAGTTGGTTTGAATACGCTATCAACACTTGCTACAACCCCTCAATTAAGTAACTCTGGAACCGCTCAGTTTAGTTCACTACAATATAACTTTTCAACATTTTCTAGATTTTTGAATCCAAATGCTTCTTCACGTATGTTTATTGAATATTATCCAAACTTTACATTTTCTCCAGTAGTTACTCCATCAAGTATATCAAGTTTAGCCTTATATCCTGAAGCTAATTCTAGTATCAAAAATGTGATTGCCTTATCGAGTCATTTAATGTATGTAAATGCGGCTGGTTCAAATGTCCCTATTAATCAATCTGGTGTTCAACAATATATCAATGTGAATTCCGTATATCCTTGTGGCGCTTCCACAATAAATCGTTTATCATCAAATCATTTTATTCAACCGATTCAGTTTGAACTAGATACATTGGCGGTGCGTTCTAATTTTAACTTTTCATTGGTTCATTATATTTCTGATGGAACTGCTTCTGTAAAAACAGTTGGTGGTATAGATACATTTAGAACAGGTTTAGAAAGAACAACATTTAATATTAATAATAGTTCAAATGATAGAAATAGCGTATTTCTAACAATTGCGAATACTGGTAACCAGTATTAAAAAATCAGTTTAACACCTTCGCGCTCTGCTAATTCTTTCGCAAACGGCTGTAAAACACCTTTTATAATAGCAGTTGGTCTATATGGCCAAGGACTCATATATACCGCGTTAGGAAAACTGTGTGTTCGTTTATATCCTACTACAAAACTATTACTAAATAAATTATTAAATAATGTTTGACCATCAATATTTTCTGCTATATTATTTCTCACTTCTAGATCTACACTATTTGTAACACCATATGATTTTACTTTGTTACATATTTCTGTATAAAATCGTAAACATTCATTCTTCTTCCATAAGGATGCTTGAAAACTAAACATGTAAAAATCATGTTCTATATTGAAATATCTAAATCTATCATTAAAGTTTGGATTTTTCTCATTAGGACCAGGGCAAGGCATATATCGTATACAAAAAATGTTTTTATAATTATCGAGAATATCAATAGATTCATTTATTGTTTCCATATCAATATTTCTTTCTAATAAAAAATCTTCTTGCATTGGAATAACATATTGTATAGATTCTGGTAATAGTTCCAGTGCACGTTTTCTAGAACTTAGAAACGAAGAGTTTTCCTTTTCTAAAACTAATATCTCAACCTTATATTTTTCTTGTAATAGTTTACACACTAGATGATCAGGTTCTTCTGTCGCCAAATATACTTGCCATTTCAAAGTATGAGCATATCGTCTCAAAAGCACTAAATGTAACTCTAAAATATAATAATACTTTGGAGTTGAATTTATTAGATATGCTATATTATTTCTGTTCATCTACACTCATTTCGTGAGACTCCTTTAGTTCCGTTATCATAGCAGAATCTCCTAGTTCTAGAGTAGGCATAGGTGATGCCGTTCTAGAATATGGTGGGTATGGCGGTGTCTTTGGTGAATATTTACTATCTTCGCAAATATTCTCACGTAGTACATTTAATTCTGGAGAGCTAAAAGATAGATCTCGCACTTTATTAATAATTTCATCTAAACTTATTTTATGGTCTTCTTTAGGAATAACTTCACGTTTCTTCTGAAATAAGAACGGAAACTCTTTCTTTGTTCTTTCAAATGGAGAGTATCTCTTTTCTAGTTCCTCGGGTTTGAATCTGCGAAAGTTAAATCTATTCTTTTCTTCTTCTAAAATTTCATCATCATCTTTTATTTGACATCCTTCTATATTCATATTACTACTACTATTCATTATGTTCTTTTTTTTAGACCTTAAAAATGATAAGAATGTTTAAAAACCCATGTAAAAAACTAATAAAATTGTATACAATATAGTAGAAATATAAGTATCATCATGAATTTAGTAATTGTTGAATCGCCGTCTAAATGTTCTAAGATACAAGGATTCTTAGGAAATGGATGGAAAGTTCTTGCTTCAATGGGCCATATTCGCCAACTAGTAGAAGATTTGAAAGGGCTTCATATTGAAGATGGATTTAATCCAGACTATGAGTTTATGAAAGATAAGTTTAAAACAATTTCCCAACTCAAAGATGCTGCTAAGTCGGCAACTAAAATATATTTAGCCAGTGATGATGATAGAGAAGGTGAAGCAATTTCATATTCCGTAGCTCTTGCGTTAAAATTAAATGTATGTACCAATCCAAGAATTGTATTCCATGAAATTACTAAATCCGCAGTGCTAAAAGCGATTGAAAATCCTAGAACTATTAATATGAATCGTGTAAACTCTCAACAAGCACGCGCAGTATTAGATTTGATGGTTGGATTTACTATTTCTCCTCTTCTTTGGCGTTTTGTAGGCTCAGCTTTATCGGCAGGAAGATGTCAAACACCCGCATTAAGACTTATTGTTGAAAAGGAGAATGATATTGATAATTTTAAGAGTTCTGCTTGTTACGAAGTAAAAGGGAGTTGGAGTTCGAATAGCACAAGTTTCTCTGGAAAAATAATTGATACACTCGAATCGGAAGAAGATGCAAATAACTACTTTGAAAATATTCATACGTTACATGAAGCTACTATTACAAATGTAATCACAAGACCTACAATTCATAATCCTCCACAACCTTTAATTACATCTTCATTACAACAAGAAGCGTCTGCATTATATGGATCAAATCCTAAAACTACTATGAAAGTGGCACAGAAACTCTATGAAGATGGACATATTACATATATGAGAACAGATTGTATTAACATGTCTGAAGAGGCTATTCTAGAGGCAAAGAAACAAGTTCAAAGTGTATATGGTAGTGATTATGTAAGTAATGGTATTCTTAAGAAGTGTAAATCGGATCAGAAGACACAAGACATGTCTCAAGGAGCTCACGAGGCGATCCGCCCAACCCACTTTGACTACTCTGTGCTAACTGGTGATTACACGAATCAAGAAAGAAATATTTACACTTTAATTTACAAACGAGCACTTCAAAGTGTTATGTCAGCCGCAAAAGGTGAAGAGCGAAAGATTCAGTGGATGATTGATGAAGATCCGAGTGAATTTATTTGGGAATCTACTTTTAAGAAGACAACATTTCAAGGATGGAAGATTGTTGGTCAAAGCGAAACGAACTTGGATGAAAAAGAAGAAGAAGAGACGCAAGCATGGGAAGTATCTCAGAAACTCACAAATAATCTGAAAATTAAATGGGATTCTCTACAAGCAGAAGAAAAGTGTATGAATCCACCTTCTCGGTATAATGAGGCGACACTCGTGCGTGAATTGGAAAAGAAAGGTATTGGTCGTCCTTCTACATTCGCATCATTAGTATCTGCCATTGTTGATAAAAACTATGTTGAAATTAAGGTCCAAGAATCAAGCGAAATTTCACTAACACGTTTGAATCTAAAACCAGACATATGGCCGCCAAAGAGAGAAAGTTTCAACAAGAAAGTTTCTGCTCAGAAACAGAAGATGTTTCCAACTCTTCTAGGAAAACAAGTATATGAGTTTTGTATGAAAGAGTTCAAAGAACTATTTGATTATGGGTTCACCAAACAGATGGAAGATCGTCTAGATTTAATTGAATCTGGAAGCGATGAATGGAAAAAGCTATGTAGTGATACATATAATTCTTATAAAGACAAGTATGAGACTCTAAAAAAAGTTCCAGCAAAAGAAATATCGAATTCTAAAAAGATTGTACTTGCCAATGGATATGAAGCAGTAGTAGGAAAGTTTGGGCCAGTATTAATAAAAGACAAAGCATTTCTAGGATGGCCTGAAGGAGTCAGTTTTAAAGATATTACAGATGCTCTTGTTGAAAAGTTTATCACTGATAAGGAAAAACCAGATATCTTTGGATATCATGAAGGGGAGATGCTTGTACGAAAAAAAGGGAAGTTTGGCGAATATATAGTATATAATGGAACTAATATATCTTTGAAACCTGGTGATAGTGTTGAAAGCATTATTGAGCGTTCTAAAAGTAAATCTGAAACTCTACATACGTTAGGAGAGTTTGTATTTAAGAATGGTGCTTATGGGCCTTACATGATGAAGAAAGTTACTGCTAAAGGTAAGAAACCTATATTTGTATCACTCCCTTCTGGGCTTGATGTTAAAAGTCTAACTGAAGAGGCTGCTAAAAAAATTTATGAAACAAATATGAATAAGCCTAAACGACCATTTAAGAAGAAAGAATAGAAATGGATTTGTTACATAACGATGGTTCTAAGCCAATGTATAGACTATATAACACTACAAAAGTTTTTATATTAGATGATATAAATACTGAGAAATGTAAAAAGGTTGTTCAAGAATTAAAAAGCAGTAGTAACTGGAGAGAAGTATATTTTGAACCGAGTCAGCGAAATGGTTGGGCGGTATATGAAAATCTAAACCTACTATAGAATGTCTTCACCAAAATCTTCTGGAAGCAATACTCCAAGAGATTTATCTGGAAATAAAGTAAAAAAATTTCAAAACGGATGGACAGAAGAACAAGAAAGATTGCTAGCAAAGTGGTCTGATTATGCCGCGTGTTATCGTTGGTTACATGATAGAACTGAAAAGAAGTTATCAAATAAAAATAATTTAATAACAATCCCTGTGATTATTTTATCAACCGTTACAGGAACTGCGTCAGTAGGTTTAAATGGACTTGTTGGCGATGTCCCTAATGGACAAAAATATGGGCAGATCGCAATTGGGCTTGTTTCATTATTTACGGGTATTTTAACCACATTAGGTAATTTTTTTCGTTATGCTCAGAATTCTGAAGCACATAGAGTATCAGCAATTTCATGGGGTAAGTTTAACAGATTAATCTCAGTTGAATTAGCTCAAAAGCCAGATGATCGTATTGATAGTTTAGACTTTATTAACATATGTCGTCAAGATTTAGATAGATTAATAGAACAATCACCTCAAGTTCCTGATGATATTATAAATAATTTTGGATCCGAGTTTGATCATCAAGAAGATCTAAGTAAACCAGATATATGTAACAATATTGAACATACCACTGTATACAATAATTCTAAAACACGCATGAAGATGTTGGTTGCTGAACTTGCTCTAAATATGAGACATAAGAAACGCTTATTACGTGACGAAGTGCTACCAGACTTAGATAAGCGTATGAAAGAAATGATTGAAAAAACTTTCAAGGAATATGAAAAGAAGATAAATGAGAAGAAAAAAGAAGAAGACAAATATGGTTTCTTATCAGATGTTCGTAAAAAGTTAGGTGAAGTTGTAGATACAATTGGAGATATTCATATTACAGAAGCAAAAGAAGCTGTAGTTATTGATATTAGTTCTGAAAATATAATACAGGCACCAGTTACCGATGTAATACAAAGAAGAAGACCATATCAATAAGCAAACAGTAATCCAGCACGACCGCCATAAATACGTAATACGTTATATGTTTCAGCGTATAAATATAAGAAAAATCTATTAACATTATTCGTATTCAAACTTCCAGTATTTGTATGTAGTTGGAGTTGTAACTCAATGGTTAACATCTTATCTAAATTTGCTTCACCAGAAACGAGTGACGGTGGAAGTAATCCGTGTTGAAATCCGAACATAAGTGCGTAGTAGTATCGATTTATCCAAGGACTTTTTCGCATTTCTAATGAAGGTAGAATTGAACGAAATAATGAAGGGGCATCAGTTCCATAACGAATTAATTTTCCTTCATATTCAAGAACTATTTGTGATAATGGTTCAGAATCTCGTGTTGAAAACGCTGGACGAACAGTTCCTATATGTTGTGTATCTTCCAATCCAGTTGCGTTAGGCCACCATGGTGTTCCTGTAGGCACATAAGATGGTGAATTATAATCATAGCCACTCAAGTCGCGTGTTGCTAAGAAAGGTGCGTTATAACGAACGGCATCATAGTGATTCAAATAGAAGAAAAGATTTCTTGTTGGATTTGGAACACTAAACTTATAATTTATACGATTTAGATTCTGAGAATCCACTGGATCAAATGGATAATGTTGAACAATAGGAACTTTTATATCGGATAAACGGAATCTATTTGCTTCTGGTTTATCTAAATACACATATTCTGCTAGTACATATGTAGAACCCAAATCAAACGTATTTTGCATTTGTATGCCAGGAATTTTAGATGCTACTATAGAAGTATTTGGATTTCCTTGTAACCCATATACTGGTGATCCATTAAGATTATTTACATAAAATGAGGCATTACTTAATGGATAGTATGCGTCTCCACCCGCAGGTAGTGTTTGTGGAAGATTTACTTGCGCAGAACTTACATATAATGAGTTTATTGGATTAAAACGAACGTATAGTTTTACTAAATCTGCTTGTATAGCATCAATAGGAAGAGCTAATCCAGAATCTCCACACGCAAACCAGTATGGTAATGGTGTAACACACACTACAGGATTCGTATCTGATCCATTAAAACTATTGTAGTCAAACCCGTTATCCTTTCGCTTAATTAGTTTATTCATCGATACTTGTTTTTCTAATGGCGTATAATACTCATCCATTATTTCTAGAAGTCGTCCATCTAAACGCTCAACTCTTGCTCCACCAATCTCCATATACGTTTCATTAATAAGAGCATGTCCTAAACTGTTTGTATAACCAAAATGTGGTCCTAAGAATGTTTGAGAGTTAGAAGTGGCATAGAGTTCTGCTTTCTTCTGGTTTGTATAAATATCTGGCATAGTTGTTACAAGATACAATCGTGTTATTAAATGTCCTTTGCGAGGAATTGTTAATACACTTGTATTTCCTAAAGAAGGAGAATTATCAAAATCAAGTCTTACCCATTGTGTTGTGAAACGACCCGCTCGTATGAATGCTTTTGAAAACATTGATATGTTTGGTTGTCCTTTTGGAGGTAATAGTCTCCCATCTTGAACTCCACTTGTTAAAACTCTTAGTAATGAAGCTACCATCTAATGTTTCAAACAACTATTTTTTATGCTGCCCTTGAAATGTTTCGCATTTTTAAGACCTATTTTTTTTATTACTATTTCAGAATGGAACAACCAAGTCAGCCTACACGTAAAGTAAACTTACATCGTAAGAAGACAATGAAACGTGGAGTTCTACCCGTATCTCGTTTATATAATAACTGTTCTGGGTTTGATGTGAATTCTAACATGGAAGGGTATTCAACAACATATGGTGAAGTAAAAGAATCAAGCATCCCAGTATTATATGAAATATTTAATACATATGCTCCTATTTCAAAAATATCAGTTCCTTATCGTAACTTCTATGATTTAGGTTCGGGTATTGGAAAATTAGTTATCGGCATGTGTTATTTAAATTCTACACTTAAATCTATTGGAATTGAAATAGTTCCTGACAGAGTTCAAATAGCAAATTCTATTTTACAGAAAGTTCGTGATGTAAATGTTAAAAAAAGAGTTGAAAACATTTGTTTATCATTTCTTGATGATACCATACATTATACAGATGCGTGTTGGATATTTATCTCAAATTTAACTATTTCAGAAAATCATAATAATACATTATTTGAGAAGTTGGCAAAAGAGGTGAAACAAGGATGTATTATAGTATGCTCTAAAGAAACAACCAATCCTTCATTTAAAGAATTAAATAACGTATCATTACCAATGACTTGGTCTGATGAATCAAAAGTGTATGTGTATACAAAAATTTAACAAAATTGTTTCAATTATTCATTCTATTTCATTAAAATGAAATGTATTACAAAATATAAGATTTATCTCAAAGAATTCTTTGCTAGAACCTTAAAAGTAAGTCATGATGATCATACACCAATCTTATTTGAAGACTATAATGAATCTTCTTATTATTATATATTGAATAATAATAAGAATAATATATATTGTTTAGATGAGGTGTATACTTTATTTCAAAAAGAAAAGATTATTGATCCAACGACTAGGCTGCCAGTATTTAGATATGATGTTGTAAAGATTAAATTTAGTCGCTAAATAATTTATTACAAATACCGTTTTCAAATCGTAACCAATTCAAACCAATACAAAAGACTTTTACTTCCCATGAAGCGTCTAAATCTGTAACGGGTGGTTGGACTTCTAATGTAAGTCTTAAACTCTGAAGACGACTCGCGTTTAATGAACCAGAAGGCTGATGTTCTTCAGAAGGATAACGAGCAAACGGATATCCATAAATAAATCTTCTATATGATATATATCCACCTTTATGATGATTTGCTATTAGTTGCCTATAATACTGTTCTGACGCATCACATAATGTCATACCATTTGCTTGAATAACTGCTCTTTTTAGCATTGGCATAGGTGGATTGTATATAGCATCATATTCTTTTTCTACAACAGAACTGTAATTGACCCATTCATTATTATTTGTCACTTGTTTTCTTCGCACAAACCAAAGAATCTCTTCTAATGGATGATTTGCTTCTAATGGTAATTGAATCGTGATTGTATCATTTGAAGTCTTTGAAACAGCGTATTTTAATGGTTCGTCAAAATAGAATGTTTGAACTTCTCTCATAATATGCTCAAATGGTTCACGTAACATCTTAGTTCTTTCTTGACCATCTAAATACGCCCCATATGTAATCAGTTTCACTGCTTGAAAATCTGGAACTGTTTGTGGAACATTTTTTGTTATTGCTCCACTATTAAACGAAATACTTGTTCCTAAAGGGACTGAATTACAAGTATCTCTATATCCTCTTCGTTGACGAACTACTTGGTCAAACGGTCTAAATGTTATATGAATTCTGGCAGAACCATCTTTTAAAGCAACCATTGGCAGGCTCTCACGAAGACGAGTTCTCATATAGAAGAAAGGGATCAAACAAAAAATATTCCCATCTTCAGTTGGATAGTTCCGCTTAGGATCACATTTTATTAGATCTATAAAGGAAGATAATCCTGGCGAATCAGTTGATACACCAAACTGTGTATTTAGATCGGTGTTCAAACTTGAGAACACATTAATGAAATCTCCATCAATTGTTTCAACTGTAACTCCTTCAATTTCAAGTTCTGCCTTTTCAATTAATATAGAACCTATTGAATTCGCAAAAAAGAATGCATTATCTGGATTTGTATAAGTATATTGTAAAGAATTAACTAATACTTGCGTTGTTAAATCCAACCAATGAGATAACTTAATTTGAATGGCAGTTCCTAGAAGAATATCTCCACAAGGGAGAGCACCAATATCAAATGTAAATCGCTGACCGTAAGACGCTGGGCCACGAAACGAAAAATCTTGAACAATAGGAACAAAAGGGATTGTTCTACGTTCTGGATTTCTTGTAAACCATGTGGTTGTTGTATCTAATGGAAAAAAATCGTTTTCTTGAACATCTCTATCTGTTAGATCCAATAATGTTGTTATATCACCTCTTGGTCTATTATATTCCATCTGCTTTTATATCTATACATTTCTTAGGTCTTAATAATGAAAGATTTCAAACTTTTAATTTTTAACTTTGCGAGGTCGCAGATTATAGGAATGTCTAGGAATCTTAACATGAATTGGCGGTGAATACAAAGGTGTAATTCTGTGAAGTGAAGGATTGTATTCAATATAATCAGCACGTGCTTTAATCATCTGAAAGAAATAGCGACTATCATTAAGAACTTCGCTGTTATTTAGATTTAGCCTAGGCAGATCGTTAACCGTTTCAATTAGTTTGTTCTCTGCCACATTTCGTAGCTTTGGATTGCTAGAAAGAATCTCTGGATATGCCATCAATAAAATATAGATCTTCTCTATAATAGTAAGACGATCTTGATAGTTCTTTGGCGTTGCCTTGCGACTAATCTCAATCTGTTCTAGCATTGATTTTGTGCATTTGACAATCGTTACTTTATGATCCATAGAAAGAGGACGCATCTCTGTTGCGCGAATGAAATTCTTAGCACGATTATACTTTACCATTTTGAATATACGTTAAAAAAGGGGTTGGGAGTTTCAATTTTATTGCGAAGCGGTAAAATTATGGAGTTTCTTTGTCAATTTTTATTTAGTAAGAATCATAATTCATCCCACAGCGATTGCGGCACACATCTATACAGCCGCAGTGAAGAGTTCCACAATAGCCGTTGCAATAAATATCGTCGCAATGGTGGACACCGTTCATACCATCAATCAGATCAAACTGAATATTTAGTGTCTTGTGAAATCCAAACGGATTCAAATGAATCCGTTTCCCGTTGAACTTCTTGAACTCATCAGGCACATCGAGTGCGACTGGTTGATCATAGCGTGTCATATCAATCGCAAATGAATACTTCTGCTGCTGAACGTATTCAATAATACATTCAGTAATAGGCTTCAACTCAGTGTCTTTTAGATTGTTCATCATCGTCTCGTAACCGTCTACGAAGATGCGAATGTGATACTTCATCTTATAATAATGATACATGAAAAAGTATTTTATTTTATCAATTTTATTTTTGCGAGGTTTGCTCTTTAATTTAATATATCTTAGCGTTGATGCCAATCAAGAACGTCTCCGCATCTGATACATCTCGGAAAGCAAATGTAATCTTGTGCTTGATCAATTTATTACGAGCAGAAGACCGAGACATGTGAATGTCTACATGCCAAATCTGGATTGGCTCGTCATTGTGATCGTAGTCTCCAAGCGGCCCTTCTCGAGTCAGATGCGAGATACAATCCATCTTGATGTGTGTCAGAGACTTCGTATCAAAGTTGTCATCTGACCGTTCAAGCTCGAGCCAGCCGTTCACAACACGAAAGCGAGTGTTCGTGTAGAACGTCTCCATGTTGAATTATACGTTAAAAAAGGCGGTTGATGAATCAATTTTTTATTCATTCTTCATCTCGCTTTCTTGTTCTTTTATCTTTTTTGCTTGACCGCGTGTTCTACCAGCAACGATAGATTTAGCAGCAACCTCTTTTTCCTCAGCCTTGCGTTTAGACGCGGTGGCTCTGCGTTTAGCTGTAGCGGCCGCTCTTCTATTGGTAAGAATCTTCTTTGCCATTTCTGCTCTTCGCTTTCTTTGCTTCTCCTCTCTTTTAGAGGCTTTCATACTCTTAGTTTTACTAGGAGAATTATTCCATTTTATCTTTCTTGTTGTCACTCTTTTGGAAGCATACACTGGACGAGATTGAGCAACACCTCTTACTGTATGAACAGTAGGGTTGTTTGAAATGTGAGCCATCTCAAGTTTGCTCGCTAAGATATTAAGATTATTGTTTGACATCTGTAAATAACTAACAAAAATATTTTCTTTCTTTTTTGTAGTTTTGACTCTTTTTTCTTTTTATTTTGGGTTTTGCTTCTTTTGTAGTCTTTTTTTACATATTTGCCTTCTTGAGATACTCGGTCACGCGAGCAGCCGCGGGGACATCGAGAATCTTCTTGCCGTTCAGAAGGCCGACATACGCCATGGAGTCGGAGTCAAAGAGATCATTGAACTCGCTCTTGTAATACTCCTTTCCACCAACTGTCACCAGCTCCACATCGTCGATCACCTCTTCGTCCTCGTCGTCTGACTCCGCGTTGTCAGCGGGTGCCACGACAACCGGCGCAGGAGCCGCCTCAGCCTCAGTCGTCTTCTTCGGGCGACCGCGAGTCTTCTTAGGCTTCTCGGCCACCTCCTCCGTCGCAGCGTCCGCAGCGCTCTTAGTGGAAGAGGCGGTGCTGTTCTTGCGACTCGTCTTTGTGCTCCCCTCGGGGTGGGCGGCGGCCCACTTGCCGACCTCGGGCTTCACCCAACTCTGACGCTCGGCGAGGATGCTCTCCTCGGTCCAAGTGTCATAGTCGGCGTTCTTCTCCTTGAGAGACGAAGCGAACTGCTTCTGCTCTGCGCCAGGCAGCTTGACGTCGTTGGTCTTCAAGATGTCGTTCACGCGGCTGGTGAACTTGATCCACGAGTTGGGCTCCTTCTTGGGCGCGTCAGGGTCGCGCTCCTTCTTGGTCTTCTTCGTCTTCACGACGGCCGCGGCAGGCTCCGAACGAGTCTCTTCAAGGAGCTCCACCCGCGCCTTGAGAGCCGCCACCTCCGCCTTCAGAACAGTGATCATCTTGGAATCAGCAGACATCTTGTAGAGCGATAGATGCTTAGAGCGTTCTAACCTTTAATTTGATACGGGGCTTTTGGAAGCTGGGCAATTCAATTTTTTTTTTAAATTGAATTAAGCGGCAAAATGATACCTCTTAGGCGCCTCTTGCGCTTATTCAATTTTTTTTTTAGATTGAAAAAGAGGCAAAAAAAGGCAAAAAAAGGCGCATCTTGAGGCGCTCTTAAAATAGGTCTTTTTTCAATTTAAAAAAAAAATTGAAAGGCAATGTCTTTCAAACTCGAGTATCATTTTACAAGAGTAAATAACGCATACATCCATATACAAGATGTCGCTTTTCACTGCCAACTCTATTATTGAGCGTCTGGAGGAGACTGTGGAGGAGCTGAAGGCGGAGAACGAGGCGCTGAAGCAGCGTATGGTGGCGATGACATCGCAGTTATCAGAGAACCGCAAGACTAACAAGAAGGTGCTCGACCAGCGCGACTGGCAGATCGCATCAATTAATAAGCAACTCTCTGACATCAACACTGCTTATGATGAGTTGTGCCGTGAGCGTAACACAGTATGCGAGAGTCTCAAGACTACAAACAATAAGCTCAATCACATTATTGATGCGCGCGACGATGAGATCTCAGATCTCAAGGAAGAGTTCCAGAAGTCATACGACGACGTGATTACTCATCGTAATGCTGAGGCGGCAAGCCTTAAGAAGCAGTTGGACGAGCAGACCGAGTTCACTGAGAAGGCGATTGCGCACGCGAATGATACTGAGAGTGATCTATTCATGAAGAACGCTGAACTCACTGCACGTGTTGCCATGATGAACGAGATGTATGAGCGTCAGGGAATGATCATGTATAAAATGCAGATGGAGGCTCAGCATACGCAGAGTGAAGTTGCCACTGAACTTGCCAACCAGAATGCTAAGCATCTTATTACACAGCAAGAGCTCTCTAGCACCAAGACACAGTTGGATCGTGCCAAGCAGATGCTTACTGCGATTAGCAGCGCAACTTCTCATATCACATATGTGCTTGCTAGTGGGTGGTAAATAGCAAAAGAGAGTCTGAGAGCGAAGCAATAAAATTGAAAAAATTTTTTATCAAACTATAATCACCACAAAAATGAATCTTCTACTATCCTCCTTTCTCGAGGACAAGGCAATTGCAAATCTCGTGAGCACTTATAAGACAAGTGTTCATGTGGCTTTCTTAGTCAAGAGAAATAAGGTGATCTCTGTAGCAACAAACCGTGTCGGCACAAGGTCTCGTGGCTGCGGTTACAGCGATTGCACGATTCACGCAGAGAAGAATGTTGTGAAACAATTGGGTGATTTCGATCAACTGCGAGGCGCATCACTGTATGTATTTCGTATTTCAAAGTGTCGCACCAAGTTTGGCATGGATAAGATTGTAAACTCTGAGCCTTGTTATGATTGCCATCTATTTCTAGAGAAGTGTGTGAAGTCTTATGGTCTTAGGCGGGTCTTCTATTCTACAAATGAGTTTGTGGAACTTGATTTTACAGCTGCTAAGCCTATTAGGAAGCTTTCAACTCCTCCTAAGTGATATACAATATATTCTTATAAAAATAAAAAAACTATACTTTTTTCACTGTTATGATTGGAACTGTAATAGCACCTTGGATAGCCCATGTGGTTTCTATTTCATAACATATACCTTCTAAACATACAACTGTTTTCATCTAATTATTGTATTTTTATATATTTAGCCTACTTATCTTATTTATTAGTTTTACTTCATCAATAATCTTACGTTTCGTAGAATATCTCTTAAATGGAAAAGTATTAAAAATATGATTTACTAGTTGTTCCAACTTATTAATATTTTTTAGAATATACGTATCATATACTCTAATCTTATAAGTATAATAAGAACTATTTTTTTCTATGCGAATGTAAGGATCCCAAAATAGATTGTGTAATTCATAGAATAGTCGCATTTGAAAATTTGATACAGATTCATGAGTTACTTCATATAGTTCTAAGTTAGGAATAGTTAGATTTACAAGATTATATCTTTGATATCGAATGAATTCATACGTTTGTTCTATTTTAATTACTTGAAATTCCACCATAATAATACTATACAAAATTGATTTAAGTTTTCATTTCTAACTTATTACACTAAATATGGAGGTTCAAACATATAATCTTCTTAATACTATCAAAGGTTCTATAAGATGGATCGCATCTCGAAAACCAACAATGTATCAATATGGAAATAACTTTGTGGCAGTATTTTGGAAGATTGAAGATGATCAAGATCATGTATATGATATGTTTTATGTTAAAGATGATTTAGACTTCTATTACAGACAAGTAAAAAGTTCTTTTGAAATAGAGTATCCTAGTTTGAATCTAGATGTAAAATATAATTATGGACCAGTTGAAATTGATTCACAAATATATTCAAGAATTATATATTACTTTCATGAGAAACAAGATCACCAATACACTAATGTCTTCTTTGCCTCGTGATTATACTTTATTTTACAGATCTTACAATAATTTTTTTCTAGATGTAAATCACATTTAAAACATAGTGAATTAATAACATCTATATATCTCCATTTAAACTTACAATTAAAACATTCAAATCTTTCTCCACCAAGTTCATCTTTTTCTAAAGATACTGGGGCATTATTTAAACATGCACAACGCATTCTAATCTATATATGTACATTCACTTAGGCTACACGCATCGCAATAGCAAATACGATGACCAACTGAATCTTTTTTAGCAGAACAGCCACATGTAATACAACCAGAATTATAAGTGCCATTTAGTTCATTTTGAATTGCATCACTAATCTCATTGTATAGTTTATTATCATCATGATCGCCATAAATCCCAAATCCAATCTCAATATCAAGCAGCTTCTTTTGTAATATTTCAGAAGGAATTATTTTAAAGAGTCGCTTCTTATGGTTTTCAGATATATGATCAAGAAAATATGTAATATAATCTTTTTGATGTATATATGATCTATCGGCATAATCAGAAGCGTCAGTGTTCATTTGATATAATATAGTTTCCAAAAGAAACCTATAATTTTCTCTCATAGTATTATGCTTATATGCTTCTTCAATCCATGGCATTTTTTGATACAAAAAATCTAAAAATTGATTAAATCAATTTTTTTATAATAAGTATAATCAAAAATGTTTTCATTCAAGAAAGATTCCGCTGGGCCAACGCGTTTTATGTATGTTACACCATGGAGTAAGAATAATACTGTAATTCGAACAAATAGGAAGATTCCAACGTCTATTTATATTGATAATGTAGAAGTAAGAAACCCAATTGAACTATCATCTTCATTTCCAGATGTAACATCTATTCAAACGTTTTGGGATCAGAGTTATGAAACATCTGAATATAAAATGAATTATACTTCATTTGATATTATGAAATCTTTTAAGAATAATGGCAACTGTCTTTGTTTAAAGGACGATAATAAGAATATCTTTGCGACACTATTTAGTTATGAATCTGATGGTCCTATTTATATAAATAAAAAGATACAAAATGTTCGTTTTATTGAAGGCGCAGTTGTAAATCATAAAATGAAAGATGAAATTCTAAATTGGCTCTTTTCATGGATGGAATATTTAGTTCCATCTATTTATCTTTATACATCTGAAGATCTTCCAAGTAGAATTTGTTCCTCGTATGTTTCATATAAATATCATGGAATTTCAGCAAACTTTCTTCAAAACTATTCTACTGGTGAAGTAGAGAAAATTAATAAATCTGAGTTCTCAAAATATCAAGAAATGTTTATTAAGAAATATAAGAATAATTTTAATTTTATTTATAATTTGAATTCTGAAAATTCTGATATTGAATTGTATAAAGTTCCTATTGAGTTTCTTAACAACTCATATTATATTATTGGTGTGAATAATACAAAGAAAACATACAAAAAGTTTAAGATCCCTGTATACGAAGTTCTATTCTGTATTTCGTTTGCAGCGGATAGTGATATACTTGTTAATCCATCTGAAGATGAAAAGTATTATACACGATATGCCATTGAATCTGTTTGTAAAGCTGGCAACTATCCACTGCTTCTTGTAAGCACAAAAGAGGCATCTGGTGATATTACTGATTATGATACGCATTGGAAAAAATTTCAAATGAATAAGAAAAAATTGTATATTTATAATTATTTAGTAAAAGGGTTTTACAAGCCAAATATTTACTTCCCAAAGTAAAAGTATAAAGTAAAGTAAAACATAATAAATCCAACAACAAATTCAATATACTTATAGTAATTGCGACGCGCTTCAAAGCCCGTCCAAAACAATTTATCACGAAAATTATCACGATTCTTATCTTGATTATTCTTTTTGATTGTATATACAGTGTTTAGACTTTCTATACTAGTTTCAAGTTCTACGCTAGTATTTTCTGGAAGAGTCACTGTAATAATTTCTTGAGACTCAAAATCCATAAGTTCCTTATAGTTATTAATATTTAGTTTTTCTATAAGTAATTTATAAGTTTCAATATTCTTATCAATGTTCTTCAAAACTTTCTCATATTCTTGAATTGGGCTTAGAAGATTTTCATATTTTTGAATCTTTTCTTTGAGTTCCATAATTTCAATATCCTTTGTCGCATTATCAAGTGAAAGATAACGAATCTGTTCAGATTCATCTTTCTTCAACTTATTTTTTATTATCTTTAGATTCTCTTCTTTGAGATGCTTGATAACAGTACTAGCATTCTGAGAACGTGTAGCGTAACGCTTCACTGGCATTTCAACGGATTCAACTGATTCAACTGAACTGATAGACTCATTATCAGAGTTATCGTTTGCATTTGGTGCGAAATGCTCTTCAATATTAGACATTTTTGAATACAATAAAAAATATGGTTGTTTTATCAATTTTTTGTGAAACAATAAAATTATGGTCTATCCAAAGACAATATCTCCTTTAGAGGTTCCAATAATTCCAGTTACCCATCCAAATCTATCTTGTTCTCCAGGTCCAATATGATATCCAGCATCTTCTAAGGTTTCAATGTTATCCCAATTACAACCACCTTTATTATTAATAAGAAGATCATTCGCTAGTGTAAGAACTTTATTCATTTTGTGACGAATAAATGCCTCTTTAAACTTATTCTTATCTTTATAATTAGAAATATAAGTTACATATTTAGGCATATAGCCTTCAAGACTTTGAATGTGATAAATAAGTTCTTCCATTTTTATACAGAATATAATTCAAATTATATTTCAATTTTTTTATTATCGTAAAAAATTGATGCGTTTATTATTTAATTCTAAGTATACAAAATGAATTTTGAAGTAAATGAAATTAATGTGCACGCAAAGCCGATCAAGTGTTTGAAGATTGCGGGTTCTTCTATCGAACAGAGAAATCCTACTCATACTATTGTTCTTCTTGATACGAGTGGATCTATGGATGAAGGAAACAAGTTGAATAATGTAAAGAAGAGTCTAACCTTTCTTCTAAAGTTCCTTCAGAAGTCTGATTATATTTCTCTTGTAACTTTCAGTTCTATTTCTGAGATTCTAATTGAAAATATCAATTGTACTAATGAATATATGGAGGCGTTTCGTTATACGATTCAAACTCTGAAAGCAGAAGGAGGAACGAATCTATCTGCTGGACTTCTAAATGTGAAAAATATTCTTCAGCGAAGCACGAATACTTGTAAAACTGGTTTAATCATTCTAACAGATGGTCACACGAATGAAGGGCTAACACGTTCTGATGATTTGCTAAGAATTATTGAGGCAATCAAAGTTGTGAATCCAAGTATTTCCATTACTGCAATTGGCTATAATGAAGATCATAATGCGAATCTTCTAAAAGACGTTGCTACAAACGGCAATGGTTCTTATAATATTGTAAATAATATTGAAGAAGTTGCTACAGTATTTGGAGATATTCTGGGAGGACTAATGTCAGTTGTTGTTCAGAATGTAAGTGTAACATATGTATCTTCATGGAAGAATCTAAATATGTATAAGACAAAAGAGAAGAATGGCAATTCTATTCTAGAAATTGGAGATGTATGTGGAGAATCTGAAACAATTCTTCTATTTGAGAACACTGATATGAGCACTGTAACAGTATCTGGTGTAATTATAAGTTCTCTACAGTCAGTTCAGAATACTATTACTTGGACCCCAACAGAATATTCTTCTAATAAAGAGTCTTATATGATGGCATATATTCGTAATTCTATCGCATATATTCTAAATAACTTGACAAATCTTAATAAAGAAGAAACGCTTTCCAAAGTAAATGAGATGAAAGAGTTTCTAAATTCTACATCAGTTCAACATAATCCTCTTACAAAGATGTTAAAAGATGAAATTAATTCCATTGAAAATCAGTTAAATGAATCCGTTCTAGATACAACAAATAATCTTCAAACGAGTGTTATGCTAGGACTAGGTCGTGGTCTTTCACGAGCCCGTCATATTCCTAGATATAATACTAACGAAAATAATACTAACGAATACGATACTATGATAGATCAGTTTCAGAATATGAATATGTCAATGACACCATTTGCGAATCGTGTTCAGCGACAACTTACGCAGCAGATGACTACAATGACTGCGGGTGATCCTGAAGAGTAGAGCCCATAATTTTATTACAAAGTAATAAAATTGAAAAACCTAAACACATTTTTATTAGTATATATATAAAATGCTCCCTTTTTCTGATATGGAACCTTTCTTTCAGAATCTACAAAATAACTTTGTGAATACTGGTTTATACATGAAGGTATCTGGATTAAATCATCAAACACATGCTTTATGGAGCGTAGAAGAAATATCTCAGTTACTATCATTTACAAATTTTGAACGATTTAAGAACTCTTATGAACTATTTCGTAGTTCAAATATTGATGTAGAATATATTCAATATAAGTCATTTGAGACTTCTATGAAGATATATGTAAAGGCAAATCGTATTGTATTTTCATTTAAAGATTCTTTGCACGATGTAGATCTACAAGAAATTCGTGATTTTGCTAGAAATATGAATATTACAAATGTTACAATTTTACTCAAGCTTTAGAATTTAATTCTTTGACTTTAAATAACGGAAACCAAAATATACTACTAAACCAATAAGAACAATTTCTTCAATATGTAGTTGCGCAGTTCTCCATTTAGGTAATACATAACTTTCTTTATCAAAGTCGGCAGATAAATTACATATTTCACAATTTTTCTCTGATTGAATATCTGTTCTAGACATTCTCACTCTTATTAATGACTTGGGAGGAGCAGCTAAATCTATATACTGAAGTTGAGCGCATATAGATAAGAACCAATCAATATGTCCTTGAATAGGATATACCATTGGTAAAATCTTTTTAATTCCTCTTTTATTAATAAAATATCCAGTTAAACCATTAAATTCTACGAGTTTTATACAAAATGGGTCATCGTTATGTAAAGGTTCATGTTTTTTGTTACCAAAATGAGGGGATAATATACAAAAATCCCACATTGTTGAATCGCGTAGCACAACAGATTTATCAATAAAATCTTTTATACGACTTAGTGCGGCTTCATCTAAAAGAGCATCATCTTCAAACACCAAACCTACTTCTGAGGTTGATGTTTCAAGAAAATGTTTCCATACATCTATATGACTTATATAACATCCAACGCCGCCTTTAGAATTAAGCTCCATATGAGAACGACGAATACCTCTTATAATATTATATTTGGTAAATAATGAAACACGATTATCAGTATCAATATTTATTGTTTTACCATCTGTTCCAGACCAGCGTTGTAAATTTGTTAACTTTGAAATACCAGAAGCACCATTAAAAGTGATCCATCTATCCTTTCTTCTATCTAAATTAATTACATACTTTGGAATTGAATCTAAATCCCAACTCATTACTATAATAAAATTTGGAAATAAAATTGAGAATCTTCATAATTTTATTCCTAGCGAAATAAAATTGAGAATCTTCATAATTTTATTCCTAGCGAAATAAAATTGAGAATCTTCATAATTTTATTCCTAGCGAAATAAAATTGAAATAAAAATTTATAAATATTAAAGTATTAAAATGTCTGGAACAAGCATGATTATTCAAAACAATCTAATTATTATTAATCTTGAGAAGGTTGATGAAGATAACTTCCATGATGCTGATAAGCAGAAAGTGGTAATTCTAACAAACTATCTTGGTGGATTTAATGTAAATTATTCAAACCGAACAATTACTCTATATCTTACACTTGATGGAATGAGTTCTTATAGTATTGATTTTGACCGTGGTGTTATTGATTCACGTATGGCTCAAGCAAACTTTGAACACGCTATTAAAATGCTGGGGGCTTAGATGCTAAACTTCTCAATAACACCATTTTGTAAATAATATGTTTGAACAGGTCCCATAAACCCATTTTTTTCACATACTCTGAAATGGACGTGAGGTTTTAGAGTTCCTTTGAATGGAACACTGTATGATTGAGGAGCGCCACGAATTCGGAGAAGACATTTTCCACTGGAATCAGAAATTGCCACACCAGAATTGGAATAATCTTGATATGCTTGATCCCAAGATCCTATCGCACTGTTACCAGAAGCATCATGAGGTTCTGCGGCCCAGTATACAACCTTTGTATTTGCTTGAATGCTAATAGATACTTCTTGATTTGCGTTATCGGGAGTTCTTGTGGCAAACGCTGCGCAAGGCACTAAAGTTTCGCCTAAGAATGGTAGATACACATCTCGGTTTAAGAATAACATAAGCGCAGAAATACCAACCGCTAAGTAAATTCCTTTTGTAAAGAAACCGTTTCCTAATATTGTTTGAATAGCATCTTTCTTCATAAATACAGCACTTAACCAGTTAAGACCTCCAACTAAAACTAAAAACATTGTAATTTTGTAGTATAGTTTTGACTTATACATTTTCATAGCATCAGAATCGTTGTTCATTCTATATTATTCTAAAGATTTATAATATTCAAGAACTTTTGGATGAGCACGAATAGCTTTTCTGTCATAATCATGTAGATATAAAGCGTTTAAATTTTTTACTCGTGAAAGAGCAACATATGCTTGACCATATTCAAATACGGATTTACCAATATCAATGTATGCCGATTCTAGAGTTGCGCCTTGTGACTTATGTGTTGTGATTGCGTAAGCAAGAATTAGTGGGATTTGACAACGATGTATATTTTCATAATCATCTACTTGCCATTCATTATACTTAATTTCTGTATCATGCGTATCACCTTTAAATGTTACTAATACCATATTTGATTTACACTCTTTTACAATACCTACTTTACCATTTACTAATCCAGATTCTTGATCAAGATTTGTAATCAGCATAACTTGTGCTCCAATCTTTAGTTTAAGCTCATCAACATACTGAGCATTTGAATCCATTTTTTTAATAGCGTTCTTAATAGCATCAGTATTTGCCTTTCCTTTTGTTGTTAACTTATACGTATACACTTCTCCAGATAGTTTCTCCAAACATTCTTTATTTACAGATTCTACCATGTCTCGCCGTGTAAAGATCTTTGTGGGTTGAATTTCTTCTTTACTAAAATCTAAATTGAGTCGTGTTTTCAGAATAGTATCTGTTTCATCAGATACTTCACCGATACGAATCTCGTTTAGAATCTTTTGAAATACAGGATCTTTTTGGCGATAAATAGTATCTAGAAATACAATGCTATGAATAGACTCTTCCCATAGTACACTTTCAAATACAAACTTTGTGTTAATAGGAGGGAGTTGAAAGAAGTCTCCTAGAGAAATAATTTGAAGTCCTCCAAAAGGCGTATCTTCTTTCCAACGGAGTTTGCGACCGAGCTGATCTAACTTTTCAAAGATTTCATCACTCATCATTGAAATTTCATCAATAATAAGAGTATGTGTTGTTCTCCATGCTTCTCGCACTTTTGGTTGACATTTGCGAATAAAGCTAAACATATCATCTACAGAACGATTGCCAATACCAACTCCAGACCATGAATGAACTGTTCGCGCATCAGAACCAATTAAAAGAGCAGCCATGCCAGTAAGACTTGTAATGGCTACTTTTTTCCCTTTTGATTCTAGTTGTCGTTTAATTTCGCGAATAAGGAAAGATTTACCAACTCCACCAGGTCCAGTAACAAACACGTTTTTTCCATCATTTACTTCATCCAATACTGCTTGCTGTTCAGCGTTTAGCAAAGGTAAACGCTGTAGCGATTTTTCCTTCGGAAAATTCTGTTCCGCGTTTAGCATATAATGCGTAATAGGTTTAGAAATAGTAATTTCGTTAATTTTTGTTTCTATATCATCTACAATTTTACATTCCTTTTTAGAATTCTCTTTTTTAGATCTTTCTTTTTTATTTAGTTTTTTATTTTTTTGGTGTTCAACTGCTTCCATAATAATATCTTTTGATAATCGAGTGATATGTTGAATTATTTCAATTGGTTCATCATCATTATAATATTTAATAGCAAGATCCTTAATGTGAGATGAAATTCCACCACGAGTTCTTTTAAATTCTATTGAAATATCATTATGAGATTTTCCTTCTTTAATTCTTTCTAAGAGTAGTTTTTCTTCTTCTTGAGACCATTTTTTTCCAATATTTATAAGTTCTGGATTTTTCTCAATCGCCCTTTTATACATTTCTTATAATTACTATATACTATATAATATATCAATTTTAGTTAATTTCAACGCTAAGACCATCGACAACCATAGATTCTAACGCCTTTATTCTTCGTTCCATAGCAGAACCTTTACACTTCTTAGAATTATGTTTCCAATGCCATTCAAAACTAAGTGCTTTATGATTATCTTCAAAAGGTCCTACTAACGCCTTGCGTGTCCATACATTTCCTCGTGTCGCCTTTGCACCACCAGAAAGTTCACCATTATGTTGTCTTAAACGTCTATCTGGGTCAATTGTAGCGCCCACATACGTTTTGTTATCACATTGTAGCAAGTAGCAGTACCACATATAAAAAATTGATTCCTTAACGTTTAAATATCTCAGTATACTAAAATGATTCGCCGTTCTCAGGAATTTGGTTTTCATATTGAGAATTTAGTAAGAACAGTTATTCACAAGATTCTAATTAAGAAGAACGATACATCTATTCATGATATTTCCAAAGAGGAGAATGCTCTAGATCCTACTGAAACTCAGAGTATTAAAACCAGAAAGGGAAATTATATTGACTGTGGCGATGTGTTGCGTCTCTTTGATTATAACTATAAAGAAAAACATACAATGATTGTATTCTGTTACAATCAAGAAACTTCTAAGAGAGTTATTAATAGAATTCTTGAACTTAATATGAATGAAGAGTTCAAGAAAGTTTTGTTTGGAACTGTTAAACGCGAAGATATTGAGAATCTAGATAAGTATATTAAATCGATTCCAATGAATGGAAGAACAAAAACACATTCTAATACGTATAAGAGTATGGCTAAAACTCTAAAGGAGTCATCAAACGGCTGGATCTCATACGCTCCTAAGGTAGATTCAAAGTGTCAACGCAGACTTCAATGTAGTATTCGTAACTTAGATGAGTTTCTTGAAAAAAATCCTTCTTTGGTGCTGAGTGATACTAGAGACTGTATGCTACGTAATATTAGTTTTCCTAAAGAACATGAAGGGTTTGAGCAAAGAGTTAGGCATAAGAAGCAAGAATTAGATTTATCACTAAGTTCGCTTCAGATTTAGATAAACTTCGTGGTCCAACCGTGTTCGATGGGAACACATGTGCACAGATTTTTTCAATGATCTCTTTTTTCTTTGGCAGATACTGTGGATCCAGTTTGATAAAGTTATGTGCTTGGATGCTATACGTATCGTTAGTAGAATCAAACGCTTTTCCAGCGTTCCCTCCAACTCTTCTAAAACTAATATCTGAATCTTTTTGATTCTTCACATATGAGAACCCAACTTCTTTGATTTTATTTTCTACTTTACGTTCTTGATCTTTCTTTTGGTAAATCACAAAGATACAAGGGACATCATACGCTTTTTTATTGACTTCGAAACAGTGTTTAGGAAGCTCTTCGCTATAAATACAATGGAAGTTTGAATCAAACGCACGATACATACTTGGTTTTACAAAAGACTTTGGTAATATAAAAGCGATATAATCAGCAAAGTTACAAGAATGTTTAATAAAAGCTTTTGCTAGTTTAGATTGAGATCCAAACGGAGGATTTCCAAATACAATTCGTTTCTGAGTTTGTGTGGGGCTCCATTCTAAATAGTCTCCTTTAATAATACTAGTATGTTTTGGCTCTAAATCAATTCCAATGACTTTGTAGTTTTCAGGTAGATGTTTCATAAAGACACCGTTGCCGGCAGATGGTTCAATAAATAGATAGTCAGAAGCATTTGGAATATGTTCAATTATCTTTTTTACACATGACTTTGCAATATCAGAATTTGTATAATACTGTTCTTTCTTATTTTCACGAAACTTACCAGTATCTTGAACACTCATTTTAGTACTAATAACTCGTACAATAATATTTCAAGTTTATATATTTTTTGTGGAACTTAAAAAAATATATATATTTACAAGATATGAATTTAATAGATTATATTAATATTTCGACCGCAATAGTTATATTGTTATTAATAGTATGGTCTAAATAATTAGAACAATAAATAGATAATGGAAGATAAGTGTTATTATGTTTCATCGCGAGGATTATTAAAATCTTGTGATGTATACAATAAAAATATAGGTTCCAGTGATCCACACTTAGATCTAGATATATATCTAAATATAAGACCAAACGATGTCGTGTATGTTTGTAACTCTGCCATTGAGAACTTTTTTAAGAATATTTTTCCGTTGATACAACATAAGTTCATATTAGTTTCTGGTGATTCAGATGTATCTATGCCCTTTCAAGGTTATGAAAATTACGTGAATGATGAGAAACTTATTGTGTGGTTTTCTCAGAATTTAATAGTGAATCATCCAAAGTTAAAACATTTACCGATTGGATTAGACTATCATACAATCTCTAAGTTAGATGAAATACATCCTTGGGGAACAGGAATGCTTCCAATTGAACAAGATAATCTATTAATATATATGTATAGTATTTCTGAACCATTACAATCAAGAATATTTGGATGTTATGTAAATTTCCATTTTTCAGAATGGGGAATAAATCAAAGAGGTGATAGACAAGAATGTTTAAATATAGTTCCAAAAGACTTGTGTTATTTTGAACCATTATATTTAAATAGAGAGTATACTTGGAGAAAAATGTCTTCATTTAAATTTGTGCTATGTCCTTATGGAGGAGGATTAGATACACATAGATTATGGGAAGCAGTTGCGTTAGGATGTATACCTATTATTAAAACTTCTGGATTAGACCCATTATTTGAAGATTTAAACGTATGTGTTGTAAACTCTTGGAATGAACTAAGTGTAGACTTTTTAGCGAATTTTCTGAATACTATGAAACCCATGAAGAAAGAAAAACTTACTTTAGAATACTGGGTTGAAAAAATAAAATCGTATAAAGAGTCTGACAAATAGAATATAGAATGGAAAATACTGATTCTGTTGTGCGTTCTATTGTAAACAAGTTTTTACAACGTTCTTCTTTTGGAAAACAAAAATATGGAACAGATTTAGATCGTAAAGATTTGAGCACATTCGATTGGATTAATCATGCCCAAGAAGAACTAATGGATGCTATTTTGTATTTAGAGAAACTTAAACAAGAAACACAGAATAAGTCTACTTAAAATCTGGATTCCATTCTAGAATCGATTTATTATCAAATACATCTTGTAAATACCAGTTTTTCTTCACAGAAATCGCATCGCCAAAATCAATCACCCATACACGTCCATCATGTTCAATAAAGTTATAAGGTGTAACATCTACATACTGAATATGACATTCATGATATAGAGTGTGTAGAATCTTATAAATTTTACTGATAATATCTTTTGGAATATTCTTGATATCTTCACCATACTTGTCGGCTACACACATTTCAGGAATCTTTTCCATTTTAATATATGTCTTATAGTCTGTGCTAATGACACGAGGAGCCAATCCTTTACGAAATGCTCTTGTCTGAAGTTCTACTTCATTGCGAATCTGATCTTCAGAGCGATCTGATACGTCTTTTATAAACATTGTATATAACTAAAAAATAAAATCTCTTGTATCAATTTTTCTAATTTGTTTAAATATACTTCACCATATACGTCCCTTCTAGATGATATCCGCACTTATTCTTGTAGTATTCACGAGTGCCTACACCAGCAATCACTGCTACTTTCTTATAACCAGCATCCAATGCAATCTGCTCTGCGGTCGCCATCAGCCACTTTCCATGACCTTTGTGTTGGCTACCAGATCCTTCTACACCTACTCCCATGGAAGTGCCATACACATGAACTTCACGAATGAGTGCGCATCCTTGAAGTTCTGGAATGAAGATTTCATCTTCTTTTCCACCTGGCGCTGGGTCAAACCGCATACGAAGAAACCCATAAAGACCAATATAAGATGCCAAATCACCGTTCCAATAAGAGTGCTTTTGACTTACAAACAAACGAATAAAGTTCCATGCTAGAATCAAATAATAGATTAGTTTCTGGTAAGTGTCCATAGTATGTGCTTCTATCGAAATATGATACTCAGTTCCTTGAGATGCTGTATAACGACGAACCGCAAGAATTGGCTTATGGTTATCATGCTCCAAATCACCAATCTCATTGCATCGAATACAGTTACACTTGAGACCTTTCTTCTTCATTTGAGTATGAATCACTTGACGAAGATTTGAAATACCATTATAACCAGCAGCGATATCTTGTGTTGGGATGTCTCGCACAAGTCGCTGAATTCGCACCCAAGGATTCATATTTGTCTTGTAATAGAGACACACATCAATTAGATCTTGAATATTCTTTTCACTATAAGGCTTGAACTCACCAGAGTTGTACAAATCTAGAATTTTAGACTTTACAATGTGTTTGTCGTCAAACGTTTGGACGACCGCAGTGGGATAGATCTTGATATCGTCAAACTGTAGATCTGGATTTGTGATCGCTTGTTCAAACATCCACTTGTCTTGCTCTGGACTACTGCCTGGCAAGTCAGGCATCAGATGAACGACCACCTTGAAACCCGCTTGCTTGAGAAGACGAATCGCTTCAATCGTGTGCTTTGTGTAACACTTGCGATTTACCTTCTTTAGAATGGCGTCATCATAATGCTGAACACCGATTTGAATTCGCGTGACACCCCAACGACGATACTGTTGAATCGTTTCTGGACGAATGTTGTCAGGGCGTGTCTCAAGAGTAAAACCGATAATGCGATATGTTGATGTTTCGTTAATAGTGATCTCTTCTTCTAGAGTTTTAGACTCACGTTCAACTTCTACACTGTTTGCCGCCCAGTATAACTCACGAATCACTTGCTCGCGATATTCAAGAGGATAACTTTCCCATGTGCCGCCAGAAAAGATCACTTCGATCTTAGAACTTGTTTCTGAGATGGATCCAATCTTAGAACTTGTTTCTGAAATATTTCCAGTTGCCTTGTAAGCACCAATGCGACTGTTAAACTGTCCCTTGACATCAAAGTTAGATTCTAACGCACGAAGCATTGCGGGTTCATTGGATAGATAGGAACGAGGCTGAGTGGGGTTTCCTTCTAGATCGGTTTCTTGAGGGCAGTATGCGCAATCATACTTACAACTAAACTTATTAGGAGCAAGAACGATTGTAACAACAAGAACACCAGAGTTGGAACGGACTTGCTTCTTGATCATGTATTTACGCATTTTGGGACTAATTTTTCTACTTGAGAACTTTTCACGGAAGATTTTATGAATCTCTTGCTTAGAAGGATTCATTTGATACTGACGTTTTAGTTTCCGCATAGTAGAATCAATCTTCTCATCAGGAGTAATAATCAGTTCTTCTACAAACTCTGTTAGTTCGTCTTGATCGATATTTGACTTAAACTTCTCGCTAACAATATTCTCAATATCATTAGACATTTTGTGATACTTATTTTTGTGGCGCGGAGTTTTCAATTTTATAAAATTGAAACTATATCTCAATAAACTGTAGAGTCTTATCATAATTTTCTTTTGTATATATTGTATCAAACCGTTCACATGAATACCGATTTGCGAAACGAATGTATGAAAATTTGTTTTGGCATCATTCTATTTATTATTTCAAATCAATCCTTAAACAACTAAATCCAGCACCTTTCCCCCATCGTAAAATACCGTTGAATACATAATCATCTTCACATATAAAATCAAATTCCAAATCTAAACATTTTTTGAATTTTAGAGAAATAATTTTTGGTAGTTTGAATTTAGGAAACCACGCAAAGTGAAACTTATTTGTTAAATCACCGTGAATTACAAGCCAATAGTCTTTATCTTCTAATACTTCACTTGCCAATGGATATACTTCATTAATAAATGTATCTTCTTCTTCTTTTGTCATCTCAATTAAACTATTTATAGCTTCTCGTTTATCAAGTAAACTAGCTTTTGGTCCACGTTTTTCACGAACCTTCTTTTTTAGTTCTTTACCAAACGGTGTTTTTGGATCACCTAGAACTTTACAATCTTTTGAATACCATTCATCGTATGATGGAGTTTCTGCCTCAATTTTCCATTCTTTCTTTAGTTCTCCAGAACCAATATACGTATCATACCAAGTTTTGGCATATTTTTTGGCCAAACTGAACTTATCAGCTGGCCCGTTATAAAACTGAACACCAGAAGCCCATACTTTCTTATCACTACTAATAGGTTTATAACCTTTACTGCCTTTGTGTTCAACATGTTTCCATTCACCATTTACTTGGATCTCAAAATCATAATGAGTTTTACGCGATCCTTTACGTTCTCGTACATCTTGTATATCAAGCCCAAATTTTTCTTTAAAAGCGTTAATAAAGTTCAATCCAGCTGTATCTTTATTTTTAATAGCTTTTACAATAAAGGCTATATCTTTTTCTTCATTGGATGCAGCTTTCTCCTTTGTTCTTGTATCTTCCATAATACATAGATCTTCAGTGGGTTTAGATAGCGTTAATTTTGAAAATAGTGTATTAATATCCTCCATTTTACTTACTGATAATTTTTTAACACTATTTTTCAATTTTGCTGTTTTATTTTTTTTAATTAATTCTTTAGCATTATTTGAAGTAAGTTTCTTTTTCTTTATCGTAGTATTCATCTAAGATACTTTAATAAATTAAAAAATCAGTAAAAATTGTAAAGGCTATTTTTTACAAAAAATGTAAAAAATTGACACTGCATTTTTACTGCACTACGGTAGTATAAAATGAATGCTATCTCACTCTTTTCAGGATGTGGTGGAGACACGGTTGGTATGACAAAATCTGGATACAAAGTCGTGGCGTATAACGAATTCAATAAAGCGGCTATTCAATCACATATACTGAACTTTCCAGATTCTAAACTTCTTCAAGATAAGTCGCCAGATATCACGAAAGTGCCAGATAGTGTATTTGAAGAATACAAAAATAAAGTGGAACTTGTATTTGCGGGATTCCCTTGCTTTGTTGCTGGAACTAAAGTATTAACAAACTCCGGATATAAAAATATTGAAGATGTTAATCTTGATGATACACTTCTAACACATACTGGCAAATTTCAATCTATTGTAAATCTTCAAAGAAAAGTGTATTCTGGAAAATTATATGAACTAGATATTAAATATCATCCAGAAATTATTACTTGTACTGAAGAACATCCATTTTATGTAAGAGAAAAAACTAAAAAATGGAATAATTCAGAACGTAAATATGATATAGCTTTTAAAAAAGCGGAATGGAAGAAAGCTTCTGAATTAACACTAAATGATTATTATGGGATGGTTATTAATACAAATAATATTATCCCAGAATTTACTTTTGAAAAGAAAGTAAATAAAAATAAAAAAATTAAAGAAACAATTGTATTAAATGATTTGAATATGTATTATATGATGGGCTATTTTGTAGGCGATGGATGGATTGAAGAAACTACTAAAAGTGATGGAAGACCTGCGCATAAGATTCGTTTTGCTATCAACAATAAAGATGAATGCGAAGTTCTTGAAAAAATTACTAAGATTTTACCAATTACTGATAAAAAATGTGATACTGGTAAATGTAAAAAATTTGGTTGTGCTAATGCTATATGGCATACTATTTTGAAACAGTTTGGAAAATATGCGCATAACAAAATAATTCCAGAATGGATTCAAGATGCTTCTAAAGAATATATTCAAGAATTTATTAATGGATATATGAAAGCAGATGGAAATGTATGTAAAGATGGCTCACTTCGTATTACAACTGTATCATATAATCTTGCGTTTGGACTTCAACGACTATATTTAAAACTTGGACATATTTCATCAGTTCAAAAAACAGTTCGTCCTAAAACATATGTTATTCAAGGAAGAACAGTAAATCAAAGAGATACATATAATGTAAACGTTTATCTTGATAAAACTAGAAAATATACTTCATTTATTGAAGATAATTATGTTTGGTTTGCCCCATTTAAGATTCATTCAAAAGAATCTACAAATATTGAAGTATATAATTTTGAAGTAGAAAATGATAATAGTTATATTGTAGAAAATACAGTTGTTCATAATTGCCAAGGATTCAGTCGAGGAGGAAAGCGAAAATCAGACGATCCACGTAATCAAATGTATCTACAGTTTGTACGAGTTGTGAAAACTGTTAAACCAAAGTTCTTTATTGGAGAAAATGTGACTGGATTAGTCAGTATGAAGTCTGGTCCCGCAGAAACGGATCCACTTATACTAGATAAGATTAAAAAAGCGTTCAAAGATATTGGTTATGATATGACGCATCAAGTGGTAGAAGCAACCGAGTTCGCAGTTCCCCAAAAGCGTAAGCGTATTATTCTTGTTGGATGGCGTGAAGACGTAACGTTTGAGCCTACTAGTTTCTGGGCGTCCGTGAACTCGTATACGAAGTGTAAGATGCCAAAAATGCGAAGCTTTGTAACAAACTCTATGGAAGGCGCATTTGAAATTCCAACGAAAAATGTTCCAGATGATTTTGCTCAGTATGCTCTAGCAGTAGAACAAACTGCGGAACCAACTGGAACTTTCCATCCGTTTGTTGCTCTAAAAGCTAGCGCATCAAATGAAACGTATAATGGAACTACATATAAGAGTCTATTGACATGTTCTAAACGTGGAAGTCCTATTCACTCAGAGATTATTGATTTAGATAGACCTTGTAAGACAATTATTTGTACATATGACCATCAGCCTCGTCTTCTTGTAGGGCTGCGCAAACCTGATGGAACATCGTATTGTCGCGTTCTACATCCAGATGAACTCAAGCAGATCCAAGGATTTCCATCGGATTACAAGATTCATGGGAATAACAAAGAAAAAGTTACACAGATTGGAAATGCCGTTCCTCCACCGATTATTGAAGCGGTTTCTTCGTGTTTGAAGAAGTATATGTGATATGCGTGAATATATTGCTAAGAACCAAATGGAGTATGCTACAGCGAAAGCAGACACTCTTTTTTTTTATAGGAGTTTCTTGGTATAAAGTACCTTTTACAATTTATAGTATTCTAATAAATGCGCATATATTCTAACAAACAACTAACACCAGCTTTATGCAATGAATTGTTAAGAATAGTTGAGTTTCCTAGAATGGGATTTACGAAAGATGATATGGTATACAAAGTAGATGTAATTACTGATTGTATTTCATTTTTACGAACAAATATGTATACAAAAGCACCTATTGGCTTTAGTGCTGAATTTGTATCAGAGTATAACGACAATAAACAAGTTAAAGTATCTGAATCGGATCTGAAAACATACGATTTGTGCGGATTTGGAACGATATATAAAAATGCCATTCAGTTTCCGAAAGATTTAAGTGTTGGAGATTTAGTATATGTAGATACTAAAAAGTTTGATAGAAAGATTCTTGCTTAAGAGGATTTCTAGAACTCATCCTAAAATCATACTCTTCAATAGACCAATCTTTCCACATAACATCAATTGCTGCTTTACCCTTCTTACCAACGTATATACCAGCATTACCACCTTCTTCACTCCACATACATTTTATCCAAATATTATGGGTTTGAATCAGATAATTAAAGAGTTCATAAGGAGGATTCCAAGCGGTATTGAATCTTATTTCTAAACCAGTTGGTCCCTTTTTAAGCACCTCATAATCTGTTCTTTCCCATTTGGTTCCCCAGAACTGTACACACGTATGATTCTCGTGATTCTCTAATGGTCTTAACTTATCAAAGAGGAACTCATTCTCTGTTAGCATATTTATGATCTCTTCTGTTGCTCCTATTGTTACTGTGTTCTCACAATTATCTGGCATTCTCTTTGTTTATTGTGGGTTGTTGTTTAGGTTGGGGGATTTGTTAAAAATTGAGTTCTTCATTTAAGGATAAATTGTAATAGATTACATAGTAGAAAGATGTCTTCCGAGAAAAGGAAGAAAAACAACGAAGCACGAATGAAGGTATATGCTAAAAATAAAGAAAAAGAAGGATGGAATCAATATGAACAGTATATTGTTGAACATCATATTAAAAAACATAAACATACTACTTGGCATTGGTCTAGAGTTCCAGAATTACATTTATATAATGCTGGGTATATTAATGACTTTAACAAGCATCGTTTAGAACGTTTAGCAGAATCAAAAGAAGGTATTAATCGTCATAAAGATTATGGACTTGATGGATTTTCTTTGGATTCAAATGAAACGTATCACGGACTTCAAGCAAAATATTATTCAACAAATAAAGTATCTGCAAATGATATTGGTTCATTTCAATCGGTTACTCGTCGTTTGAATAAAAAGAATTCATTATCCAAAGGATACCTCTATACATCAACAAATTTAGAACCAACTCTAGCAGAAGATATTCAGTGTATTGGAGATATTATTCATGAAAAGGTTTTATTTGAACCAGAAGATAAACGAACAACTCGCCATCAGAAAAAGATTGTTAATGAAATTGATTTGTCACCAAGACCATATCAAATAGAAGCCTTATCTGCTTTAGAAGAAGAGCGAGAGGGATTAGGAGTACTAAGTCTATTTTGTGGAGGAGGTAAAACCTTTATCACAGGGAAGTATTTAGGAAAACTAAAACCTAAAATTATTATTATGGTGGCTCCATTAAAAATTTCAGTTGATAACCTATGTAAACGTATGGAATGCTTCTTTGATGGTTATGAACATTTAGTGATTGATTCTGATACTGATAATACAACGGATCCTGATGTTGTTAAAGCTAAATTAGATGAAGATAAATCTATAATATTATATACAACATTTGCTAGTGCAGTAAATGTATTAGCAGAAATATTTGAGGATGAAGGGCTTATTGATGAAACCTTTATTCTCGTCGATGAATGCCATAATATTGTAAATAATACAGAACTATGTGAGTTTATAAATAGATTTTATAATGGCTTACTTATGTCTGCTACAATTCCTGAAGAGTTATATGAAGTGATTGATTGTGAGCCAGTATATGAATATGGAATGGCTGAAGCAATCAAAGAAGGCTATTGTGTTGATTATAATGTATGGCTTCCTCAAATTGTTAAGAAAGATGAAGGAAATACTATTGAAATTGATATTCCTGAAGAGTTTGAGAAATCAGATTTATGTGCGAAAGTTCTATTCCTTGTAAACGGAATGCTTCAAACTGGCTCTAAAAGATGTATTGTATACCTGCGTAATAAGGATGAATGTGCTGCTTTTACTGAATTATTTACAAAAGTTTCTAAAACATATCATGGTTGTTCTTCATGGACTGAAACGATTGATTGTGATGTAAAACAAGAAAAACGGCGAACTATTTTGGAAGATTTTCAGAGTGATAAAGACGATTTAACGATGCTACATATATTAGCAAGTGTTCGTATTTTAGATGAAGCGGTTGATGTGGTTCGATGTGATTCTGAATTTATTACTTATGTAGGAGTAAATGCAGATGATAAACGAGCAGTTCAGAGGCTACAACGAGGAGGACGATTAGATTCATCAAATCTTTCTAAAAAGAATAACCTATTTATTTGGTGTAGCGAATATTCTTCAATGTTGTCAATGCTTTCTTTACTGAAAGAGTCTGATCCAGAGTTTCATACGAAGTTGCGTATATTAAATGGTAATTATGATGCAGTTGGGAAAAAGGAGAGTGTTGAAAAGTCTGCTGTTCAGTTAGGGGATTTGCAGAAGTATGTTGAGGTTAGGTGTTTAAGTAACGATAAATTATGGGAAATAAAGTATAATGAGATGGTGAAGTTTTGGGAGGAGAATAGGAAGTTTCCATTGAGAAAATCTATAAATAGAGATGAAATAAAATTAAACAATTGGGTACACATGCAACGTTATTTCTTTAGTATTAATAAACTTCCTAAAAGACGCATTGAAAAATTAAATATATTAGATTGGTGGAATTGGAGTAAAAATTTTAATATAGTTTGGGAAACAAATTTAGAAAAATTAATTACTTATTATAATAATAATAATATACCATCATTAGGGGTAAAAAATATAGAAGAAAAATCATTAGCATTATGGATGAGTGTTCAGCGCGGAAATTATAGAAAAAACTTAATATCTAAAGAACGTATTGAAAAATTAGAATCTTTAGCTTTGTGGAAATGGGAAAGAGATTTAGAAAAAGAATGGTATAATAAATTAGAAGAATTAATTGAATTTTATAAAAAATATAAAAAGATACCTTCTGGTGGTGCCAAAAATAATCATGAAAAAAAATTAGGTATATGGGCATCACGGCAACGTATATCATATAAAGAAAAAACTTTAACGAACGAACGTATTGAAAAATTAAAATTATTATCATGGTGGTTATGGGATTTAGATGAAAAATGGAATAACACGCTAAAAGAAGTTATTGAATTTTATAATAAATATAAGAAAATTGCTGAAAAATCAAAAGATAAATATGAAAAAACTCTTGGAGCATGGATATCAAGACAACGTGGATTATATAAAAATGGCGAAATGCCAAATGAACGTATTAAAATTTTAGAAAAAATAGATTGGTGGAAATGGGAATTAAATCTAGATGAATTATGGAATAATAATTTACAAAAAGTAACTGAGTATTATAATAAACATAATAAACTACCATCTAAACATTCAAAAGATAAAAATGAGAAAATGATTAGCTTATGGGCTGGAACACAGCGAACATATTATAGAAGTGGAGAATTATCTAAAAGTTGCATTAAAAAACTAGAAGAATTAAATTGGTGGAAATGGGAACTAATAGATATAGATGAAATATGGAATGATAAACTAGAAAAGCTTATTGAATTTTACAATATAAATAAAAAATTACCATTAATTACTAATAATAAAGTATTATATTATTGGAAATCAGACCAACGTTCTAATTATAGAAAAGACAAATTATCAAAAGAACGTATTGAATTACTTGAAAAATTAGAGTGGTGGAAATGGTAGTTTAAATTATAATTATCTTAAATCAATTTCTTCATCAATATAATTTAAATCTCTAACAATTTGTTGAAGATTTTGTGCTTCAATAATTACAAAATAATATTGAGACCGTAAAAATAGTTGATTTGTATTAATTTTACTATTATCAATTGGGACTTTTCCCATAAATAATTCTTTATCAATATCTAAATATAACCAATGTTTTACTACATAACCACTACAAATAAATTTTTTAATATTCTCTTCTATTTTTAATTTCTTAATATTATTAATATGAATCATAAGTAAGGCATATTTATCATTGCCTAAATTGTGTCTAACTTTATGTATTCTACCACAATTGAGTATATTTTTAGATCTTATCTCATCACTTATTATTTCATAATCATCTTTATAAATTGGAAATTCTAATGAAATATTTGGCATAAATATTAATATAAATAAATATTTAAATAGATTTTTTTTATTAACTATAAATCTAATAAAAATCTTCCAAACAACACCCATATAACAACAATGAATCTTGGTTAGAAACAAATCTGCTGCCACATATAAAAAACTCTATTAGAAGCCCTGTATACATAAGTGTTCTTGAGGATTTGTATAATGAGCATAAAAGAGTTTATGGGTTGGATACTATTGAATAATTGAAAAAAATTGATATAATAAATCCTGAAAATATTTTTATCAAAAATGGAGTTCACACAAGAGCAGAAAGATATTATTAATTATCATGGAGGCTCAATGAAGATAGATGCGGGAGCTGGTTCTGGTAAAACAACAACATTGGCAAATCATGTAAATACAGTTCTTAAAACTAAAAAGGCAAAAGAAGAGGAAATCATGTTTATTACATTTACAAGATTTGCTGCAGATGAAATTCGTTCCAAAATTGCTAAAATTCTAGGTCAAAGACACAGAATTTTAACAGGTACTTTCCACAAAACTATGTTTACTCTTCTAAGAATGGCATCTATTGAGCCGCCAGTCCCTGAAAAACTGTATGATGCTCGTATGCAGGAAATGGTTAACTTCTTTCTTGAAAAATTAAGACTAAGGGATGAAAGGCTTGTAAAAGTGCTTAGAAAATACAAACGTCTTATTGTTGATGAATTTCAGGACTTGGATGAAGATCAGTTTGAATTTATTGTAGAATTTAAAAAGATTCAACCAGAACTTATTGTTATAGCAATTGGGGATCTAGCGCAAAATATTTATCGTTTTCGTGGAACTTCTAATGAATTTCTTCGCACAAGACTTCAGAAAGAAGTAGATTCGTTTCTGAAAAGTTTTACATTAACTACTAATTTTCGTAGTTCAAAAAGTATCTTGCGAATGGTAAATCTAGTATTTAAATCAGAGATTAACAATCAACATATTCTACCAATGTATGCGCCAGAATCTGCAATGGAAGGAATTAAACCAAAGTATTATGAATATGCTAGAAATCCTGGTAAAGGTATTGGAGAATATGAAGATTTAGTAGCACAAACTTTATTACCGGTTATCACCCGAGCAAAGGAAACTGGTAAATCTATGGTTTTATTATTTCCAGTAATCAAATGTTCTTCCTTTCAAATTATTATTGGACTCATTAAAGAATATAGTAAGAATAATGGATTAAGTATTGATTATCATCAAATTGCAAAAGAGGATGAAACGTGTGCTACAATTGAATTTAAATATAAACCAAGAGATAAAGAATCGCCAATTCAGATTTCTACATTTCATGCTTCAAAAGGTCTTGAATGGGATATTGTAGCAATTGTAAATTTAGATGATAGTATCTATAATTTGCGTGAAAATGATGAAGATTCTGAAGCACATTATGCAGAAAAGACAAATCTTACATATGTTGGATTGACACGACCAATTGAAGAGTTGTATATTTTCTGCAATGCTAACAATGAGGGTCGTCATCGTAATTTAGCAAGGCTTGGTGATGCCATTCATAAGGTTATGGATGTAACTACATGGGGCGAAGATGAAATAGAAGAACGGGAATCAAAAATGAAGCCAATTGGTGTAAAAGATTTAATTCGTAAGTTGCCACAGCATCCAGATTTATTTAAACGTATTAAGAAAACAAGTGAAAGTATTCTAAAATCTGGAAAAGATGGTATCCCCATGATGTTTCCAGAAATATATAATGAAATGAAAAAGCGTAATCGTGAAATTGCTTTTGGAACATATATTGATTGGAAGATTAAACAGATTGTATGTAAAGGAGATTGTACTAGTTCTCAAGATTATATTTGTAGATTACTCAATATTATGAAAGACTGTAACTGGCGCTCATCATTATGTCATCTAGAGGATACTCTTGTTAATGCTAAAGCAAAATTAAATGTTACATTGAATATATATGATATCAAAATTAATGACCCTATTGAACAATTTGTAGCAGCAGCAAGGGATGTCTCACAGTATTGTAAGAGAAGAGGTAAGGCAATTAAAGGATTAGGTTCAATGTACTATTCTATTGAAAAAAAGATTATACAATCATATAATAAAGAAGAAAAATCTATTATTGATGAATATATACTTTCACAATCAAGAGATTTCTTTGTGCGTGGAACTTTAAGTGAAATTCAAGCATTAGATTTACCAGATAATTCATATCAAGGTATGCCTGAAGATTATGAACTATTCATTAATAGCAACACATTATTATTAGAAAGCAATATTAGAATCTCATTACACAGAATTGGTGCAACATCCGAGAATTTATCTGGTGATATTTCACTAGAAACAGAAAGTTTGATTTGTGGTGCTATAGATTTATATTCAGAAGAACTTGGTGGAATTATTACTGAAATTAAATGCAGTGATAAGACAAAAGCAATTGATTTACGTGATTCTGGTGATTGTAAGAATCTATTACAACTTCTTTCCTATGTTGCTATGGGTCGTCATGGTTGTATAGAAGTTCCAGCAAATTGGGCAATGCTTGTAAATCCATTAACAGGTGCTCATGAAGTGTATGATTTATCTTCATGGTCATTTGAACAATCCGAAGAATTTATGAATTGTTTAGAGGAGTTGCGTAGGAGGACTATTTAGAAACCCACCAACAAATCTTTATAATCTTAAACGAACTCCAAAGAGTCTCGCGTAAATCCACATATACAACCCATCTAAACAAAAACCAACAAACAATACTAATGAATCCTCAGTTTATCAGTCAAACAATAACAAAAGTAATCCCGAATGGAGTAACTAATAGCATTTTATTCGGTTCTGGATTATGTTACTCAATTCAAAATGAAAAGTATTGGCACATTCCTTGTGTGTTATTCTTTCCAGCCGCTTATACAGGCTATCAGATATATAAAAATAAAGACGAGATTATTATTCCGTTTCTATCTAAAACAAAAAGAATCTATTTTAATTAGAAATGCCAAATACCTAAATAATACTTACTATATCTATAAAGAATGTCAGATCAGTTTGAACAATATAGAAAACTTTTATTAAGAGAAGTTTTTTCTCCTTGGCTCACTGGTAATAAATTTAATAGAGAAAACGGAATATACAAAAATTCTCCAATTCCTTATCAACAAACTGAAATTTATCATTTATTAAATGTTAGTGGTGGAGTATTTTTAGGAGCGTGTGAAGATATAATTAATATAGTAGAAAAAGCAGTGTTACAAATGTCAAAAGAGTATCCTAATACTATATTATCAAATGAACTTAGTCTAAAAGAAAATTTTGATATTGAAGTGCGCGAGTATAGAATAAATTTAGATGAATTATCAAAAGAGGGACAACTTAAAGGGCCTCCTTATGAAATGTGGGAAGTATGGAAAGATTTGATATATCCTTTAGTATATGGTTCTATTTATTCTCCATATTATGAAATAATTAAAAAAAATGAGAGAATACAAGAAATAAATAGTATCATTGATATTATTTATACTAATTTAAAAAAATTTTTAAATATCTCTGATTTAGAAACAGATAGTATTTTAATGTATTTACAAGAAAAGTATAATATTTTTAATAACGATGATTTAAATGAATATAATAGGGTGTTTAGTAAAAATAAACTTCTAGCATTAAAGATGATTAATAAATATTCAAATGAAAATGGTATTCGATTTGAAGACACGATTGAGTTACTTCATGAAACATTTTTTACTATATAAAGATAAAATCTCTATATATAGTATAATATGTCTAATAATAAACTTGATGTTCGTAAAGTAATGCAAGGTCGTGAAGTATCTTCTTCATCCGCATCTTCCCAATTTCGTTCAGGGAATAATGCTGCTATTAATGGATTTGCTGCTTCTGCTAGAACTGAAAATGCAAGAACTGCTAATTTAAGTAAAGCATTACATTCTGAAGCAAGAGCATATGAACGTTCTGGATGGGAACAAGAAAAACAATATTATATTACAAAGAAAAATAAATTACTTGGAAAATAAAAAGAATTTATTTTAATTAGAAATGCCTAGGCCACACAAAAATACTTCTCCCGCGATCATACCGAAACCTAGTGCAGTAAATACAAGACCTAGTCTAGGCCAAACGATGAAAGAAGGTTTCGGCTTAGGTGTAGGTATGTCCGTTGGTCAACATGCAGTGAATGGTGTAATGAATTTCTTAACTCCTCCTAAAACTTCTAACGTAGTTGAAAATAAAGAGGTTGGAAAGCAAATCGAGTATGCTCAAAATAAAGATTTTGAGCCCACAGGATTCGCATCGCGAATCGAATACGAAAAATGTATGAAATACAGTTCGAATGACACTGAGTTTTGTAGAACTTTATTAGATAATTAAGTGTTATTTGTATTTTTTATTAACCAATCCAACTACCATCGACGTGTTTCTTTAGTAACTCTTACTCTTATTAGCTAAAAATTTTTAAAAAATTGATTTAATATTTTACAAATATTTAGTATTCAAATGAAGAGATTTATTACTATTGTAAAAGATATCTTCAGTAAAGATACTCCTAAGTTACTAGGACGATGGAATCTAGATTATTGTGTTGTAAAACTTGATAAGAAAATTAATTTGACGAATGAAGACCATTGTGGCCCATGCGGTCAATATAATGTTCCAATAAAGAAAGAAAAGAAGAAAGAAAAGATTATTGATTTAGAGTAACTATAGTTTAAATCTTCTTTTCAAATCTTCCAAAGACGCTTTTTTTGTGGGTAGATTCCAAAGATACCACCGAGACCAGAATCCGGCTGTTAAAGGATCTTTAAAGTCTTCATTGGCTTCTACTTAGCCATTTACCTTGTATAATTTTAATACTTTTAATAAATTTTTTCCAATCATTTTCCCATACTTCAATAAGATTAAATCCTTTTTCAACTATAAGTTTTGATTTTGCTATAGTTTGATTATATAGTTCACCATAAGTTATACCAACTCGTGAATTTATATCAGTTTCATCATATAATTCTGGATTACCATGCCAGAAATCTCCATGAAATTCAAATATTGTATTTGAAGATTTTATATAACCATCTGCTTTATATCGGGTGTCTGGAATTACAAATTCACCTAAATTTCTTGCATGTTGTATTTCAGTTAAATGTCTTTTTTCCATAAATAATAACCAATCTATACTTATACCAGAGTATCTATTGGAACACTTTTGACATTCTTTACCTATCTTATGTAAATATGGCAATATATGAAATTCACCATGTTTTTTACAAATAACAGTTATTGGCTTTGAACCACCTTCCCATACTACTGAAGAGTAATCATATTTGTCTCCATATAGTTTTATAAATTCTGGTTGATATTCTTCTAAAGATTTTAATTTTGAAATTTTTGATGCTTCCAAACCACAATCTGGACAACCTCTACCACGTAAATGATTATTAGGTGTAATTTTAAATTCACCATGTTTTTTACAAATAACAATAACTTTAGTTATTGCATCCTGATATTCAGATGATGAATAATCATATATATTCTTGTGAATATTATTTGCTTTTGAGATAAATTCTGTTTTACATTTTTCTTTCAATTCAATATTTCTTTTATTTGTTTCTCTACCACAAGCACCACATCCATAGTTCAAATGATTAGGAGGAAATATTTCAATTTCACCATGTTTTTTACATATAACAATAACTTTATTATTCGAATCTATATAATCAACTTTGCTATAATCAAATTTATTACCCCATTTTTGTATAGCATTTTCAATAAATATATCTTTATTATGTTTATTATATTGTATTTTATTTTCTTTTGAACACTTTTGACATCCTCTGCCATTTTTATGGTATTGGGCTCTTATTATAAAGTCGCCATGTATATTACATATTACAGTAATTTCATTATCTGAGCCATTCCATATTACCTTAGAATAATCATATTCATTATTATGTAAGTTTTGTAATTGTTCTTTATATGTTTCCCAAGTTATTGACATTCTTATTCGTGTATTTTCTATAGAACATTTTTTACATCCACCTCCATTAAGGTGTGTATTTGGTGTTTGTTGAAATTCACCATGATTTTTACAAATAATAATAATGTTATCTGTGGCACTAAGATATATTGATTTAGAATAATCATATTTATCATTATGAATTTTATTTGCTTCATCTACAAATTTTTGTTTTGCTTTTTCTATTCTTTCTTTACCTAACCTTTCATGAGCACATTTTTTACATCCATCTCCACATAGGTGTTTATGAAATGATTGATTAAATATCCCATGTATACGACATATTATATCAACTCGAAAATCTCTTTTTGGTAAATCATTAATAAGGGAATAATCATATTTATTATTATGTTTTATATTTGCTTCTTCTATATATTGTTCTTTTGACTTTTTGGAAGACATTACTTTATACTATTATATATAATATATTTAATCAATTTTTCATGGTTTCTTATTCATTTATAATTTTAAAATTGAATATATAATATTTAATTTTATTAGTATGACTCAAATGTTATCGGAACTTAAAAAAAAAGGAAAGCCATTTGCTTCTTTTCATAAAGGTACTACTATTCATGTTAATGATAAGATGCAAAAAAATTATAGTTATGTTTTGAGTGAAGAGCCAAGTGAAAATCTTGTTTTCAAACCATATGCGACTCCCGAAGAAATGTTATGTGCTGGTGTCTTTGAAGGAAAATATTTGAATGACTGCTTAGAAGAATTTCCTCAAGAATGGTTTATAAAAGCAATTGCTTTAGATAAACTACGACCAGAAGGGGCAGATCCTTCAATTAATGCATTAGGTGTAAAAAGTCGTCAGCCTTTAAAAGCATGGAAAGAAGCTGGTTGGGTTCCTGGAGGTGGTAAATCAAAACCCCATCCAATTCTTTCATCTAAAGATACAAATCCAGACCCTAGAGGATGGTTCCAGTGGTATTGTAGATATTATATGGGACGTCGTATTCCTGAATTAGATAAAGTTCAAATATCAAGATGGAAAGCATTTACAAGACATGCTGGACAAATTAAAAAGAATTGTAAGCCTGGTGATTTATCTTGTAGACCCGTTCAGCGTCAAGCATTACTACAATGGGCTCATAATCCTTATATTTAAAAAATAATAATAATTATCACGAACTATAAAATAATTCTTTTAAATTTAATTATATTTAGAAGTTTTCTCATTAGCAAGACAACTTTTGCATACAAGCATATGTTTCTCATTAATTACCACATGGCACTCTTCGCACCGGCGAATGTAGAATTCCTTCATTCCATCTTCAATAGCAGTGATCATATCTGGTGTGAAGATGCCAGTCATCAGAATCATCATAGGCTTGTCGCCACCCGACCTATCGTGGTATTTCACATATCTTTCAGTGGCATGGAAGTCTGACTCCTCTTCAGCCACATACTCTGGCGGCACATACTTGAAACACATCTTGAGATATGTAGCTACCGCTTTATCAGCAGGCACAACCTCGGAAGTATACATGTCATGATTCTGGAATACAAGAATCTGGTAGTCCATCTTTTTAATACTTAATTTTTTCGTGATCACATTTCAATTTTATTTACGATACATCTTTCGCGATTTACGACCCATTATACCAGCATTCATTTTTCTTGATTTACCACCCATATACATCTTTCTTGAATCACCACCCATCATACCCGCATTCATTTTTCTTGATTTACCACCCATCATACCATACATCTTTCTTGAATCACCCATTCCACCAGCCATAGATCTAGTATCCAAATAAGATAAATCACTTAATACACCTTTCGTATTAAATGCTTTAATAGTATTAAGATCAATATTATAATCTTTTATTAAATGTTTCATAACACGAATAACGGACTGATGTAAGCGAAGTAAATCTTCTTTTTTATCTTTATAATTGATATCATTTACTAACTCATATAACGCATCTTTCAGATGAGCCATTCCATTGACCGTGGATAACGCATAACTATATTGAATATTTGGGTCTTCACACGCAGCAATACGACCAACGTGTTCTAACTCGGAGTTTGCCCATTCCATAACGGCTTTTGCCGTTGCGTGGTATTTATAAGGCGATGCCATGTATATCTACTATATAAGATTATATAGTAGTATGGAAAAAGCTGTTGCAGTATTTAGCACACGTTCCGTAAAAGGAACAGTTCTTTTTAGTAATCGTAAAAATGGACTATACATTGAAGCAGAATTCACGCAACTTCCTAAGGGGCTTCATGGCTTCCATATACACAAAGCGGGTGATTTACGAGGAGAAGGATGTAAATTAGCGTGCGATCATTATCACAAAGGACCATCATGTAATCACGGAGGGCCACCAAGTTCGAAAGGTGAGAGGCATACGGGGGATTTAGGAAATGTTACGAATGGTCGTTATACGTATACGTTACACGATGTAACTGTAAGTGATATTCTTGGTCGTTCTGTCATTATTCACGCTGATGCAGATGATTATGGTAAAGGTAATAAAGAAGATTCATTAACCACGGGTCATTCTGGGGCTCGGATTGGGTGCGCAGTTATTGGTAGAATCATGTGTTAAAGTGTTAAAAAAATTGATTGATTTAAACCAAATAAAATACTTATTAAAAATGACTTCTTATATTAATGTTCATCTCCAACTTACGAAAGACGTGTTACAAGCAATTACGAAAGATAGAGCATATGCTATAAGATATAATCATGTTGAAAAAATGATTAGTATAATTTATAAGAATGTTCAGTTCGAAGCACTATATGGAAAAAAAACAAAATATATTTATAACATCGATTATAACTTTCATTCATGTCATCATCTTATACTTGAAAATAAAGATCATGTTATAGCGGATTTAATACAAAGGTTGAAATCAGAGTTTACTGGTTGTAAGATCGAATACGTTGAAACAAAGGGATATGATGGCTCCGTAATTGAACGTATTATTGTGATTGATTGGTCATAATAAAAAAAATTTTTATGAATAGATGGTTGAAACCCTTAAAATAGATTTAAGCGGTAATACTGGTGAAGGTTGGACAGAAGAAAATAGAGCGTTATGAATGTCTTCGTGTTTTTCTTGCGTTACGTCCCTTTCTTTTAGTAGTTTTCTTTCTACGTCCACCCGCAGTTTGAGCAGATGGATTTATTAATTTGTAAATTTTATTATTTAAACTATCAGTAACATATAAATTTCCATCAATATCCGCAGTCAATCCTGAAGGGCTTGATGTAGCAGTTCTTCCACCATCACCCATTGATATTGTATTTATTATACCATCAGCATCAACTCTACGTATAGCTTGATTACCAGTATCTGCTATATATAAATTATCATTCACAAAAACTACTGATGATGGACCATATAATTTTGCATTAATTGCAAGACCACCATCACCACTGTAGCCAGCGGAACCTACACCCGCAACAGTTTCCATAGTATACTTATTTTCTTCTCCAGTTGGAACTAATTTACGTACCATAGAATTACCAAAATCTACAAAGTAAACAGTTCCATCGGGTGCAACTGTTATTCCAAGTGGCCTCAGTATTTCATCTTTTGCAATAAGAATACTTTGAAATTGGGTTATATTTTCTGTAGGGGGTCCAATTGGTCCAACCGGACGCGTTATCACTGGAAGAACCATTATATATTAAATATAAAGAAAATTTAAATATTGTTATTAATAATTCATGACCAATCACGAATTTCTTTCACAGGAACTTTAAACATATCAAGAATACTTTTTTTCTTTTCATCCGTATAATTTAGATTTCTTTTTGAATCAAATACAATATTTGTCAATTCATCCGCCTTTGTATTCTTCTCACGATACACATGTGTAAATGAAATAGATTGAAATTGTTTCACCAATTCTTTCACTTGTGAATGTAAATCAATAAGATTTGTATGATTTACTTTCCATCGACCAGCGCTTTGTTCAATGACAAGTTTTGAATCACCATACACTTTAATGTTTCTAAAACCTCGTTTTAAACACTCTTGTAAACCAATAATCAAGCCGAGATATTCTGCTTGATTATTAGTTGTTTTCTCCAGATATTTACCAACTTCAAATAATATTATATCATTACCATATAATACTGCCGCAGCACTACCTTTACCAGGATTTGGGACGGCTTTGCCATCAAAATACAGTTTGTATTCCATATTAATAATAGATAGTATTTTTGTTTAATATCAATTTTATTAATAGATGGTTGAAACCCTTAAAATAGATTTAAGCGGTAATACTGGTGAAGGTTGGACACAAGAAAATAAAGCGTTACTAGAAACATGGGCAGCGAAAGCTGCTTCTTATAGATGGCTACATCGTAGAACAAGTTCTAAATTATCAAAAAAATCACAATTGCTAACAATTATTATAGCAATATTAAGTTATTTTAGCGGAGGTTCTATATTAGGAAGTACAAACTTAGATAATAGTTGGTTCAAATATTTAATAGGATATGCGGCTGTTTTCGGGGGTATATTAACAAATATTAACGGCCTTCTTGCGTGGAAAGAATTAGCAGACAAACATAAAGTTATTAGCACGAAGTATTCATCCTTTGAAAGAAGTATTACTAGTATGTTAGCAATCAGTGAAAGACAACGAGCAAATGCTGTAGTATTTATTAACTTGAAAATGAAAGAGATGGATCAACTAATATCGGATGCTCCTAATATTCCATCAAAAGTTGTGAAAGAATATGAAGATAGAAAAAGCAAGAAAAAACTAACTGATTTCTGGATAGTTTTTTACTACTTGTGCTGCTCTAATAAACGATTATTAAAAATTTTAACAAACATTGAAGGCGAAGAGGATGATGATACTAGTAGTACTGGAGATGCGTCTATAGTATCTAGTTCAAAACTTCCTAAGAAGAACCAACCCATTCTTAGTTCTATAAAGGTGGAACCAGTTGAAGAAATGATTCTTCATGAGAATCCTATTGTTAAAAAAACAAAGGCGATAGCAGTTGCTAGACAGTTGACTGTTAATTAGCATTATAAATAAATAAAAATTGAAACTTTACTAGCTTTATATATAATTATACAAAATGCTTCATACATTCTTGGATAAATCAGTATTGCAGAAAATCAAGGCAAAAGAACTTATTGGAATTCCAGTATGGAGAGGAAATCGTTTTATCGATCTAGATCATGCGGATAAGATTAAATCTGCAATTGGAAATAAACCTGAAACTCTTGATTCTACAATCTTTCGTGTGGTGAAGTATAAGGATGGTGATATACAGCAGAAGTATCTTGTAGATGGGCAGCATCGGCAGTATGTAATTAAAAAATATTATGAAGAACAATATATTCTTCCTATTAATTTTGATGTGTTGGTACACGAAAAGACTGTAGAATCTGAAGCAGACGCAATTGAGTATTTTAATGCCATTAATAACACTAAGCCGCAGCAAGATAATGATCCTAAAATTCTTGCAAATAAATATATTCTTGCCTTAGAGAAGCATTTTGTGAAACTTATTCGTCCTGAAGGAAAGAATACAAAGCGACCATTTCTATCCAATGATCTGTTACGAAAAGTATTAGAAGAGAACGCTACTATGTTGAAACAGTCGAATGAATTTGTAAAAAGATTCATTGAACGTGTGGATACGTGGAATAAGAAGAAGATTCCAGAGTATGAACTTAGCTTGTTTGAAAAGAAAGATAGTATTTTACAATCTTGTATCGATAAAAAGTTTGTTCTTGCTTTTGATGCTAGACTCCCTTGGATTAAGGAGTGCTTGGTATTCTAATATATTAGTAACAAATACATTTCTTATATAATAAAGAATATAAATTTCTAAAAAAGATTATTACACCAATACTTATAATAATCTCATCTTTATAATCATATCCTTTTTTCATAAGTAAAGGAGCAACAAAAGATACTTCTATATATTTTACTATTTGATCATTTTGTAGAAATGGCATTATTCTATATATTTTACATATGTAAATCCTTAGATATGATGTTTCTGTTATTGAACGTATTATTGTGATTGATTGGTCTTAAATCATTAAATCATCCAATGTTTGCCAATAAAAGAATAGATACTTTCTATCATTCAAAGAAAATATACTATGTTCATGTAGCTTCGTTAAAAAGAAGATAACACGTTGTCTCACAGAATGTAGCGTTATAGTCTTTTTACCTTCTGTTAAACGTATCTTCTCTTCTTTCATGTAAGAACGAAGATCTTTTAGAATCTCGAATGATGCCGTTCCTTTAAAATCCTTATAGAATTCAATTGTTCCTTCATCAATCTTTACTTTAAATGCGTTGAAAAACTTGAAACCTGCTGTCGCATTCGCACCAAGTTCATTAAAAAATGAATCAAATTCTTCTTCCATTCTTAAATGATAAAGTTCTACATATTTAGACCATATTCTTTATCAATACAATCTTTACATACAATCTTTACATACAATCTTTACATACACACCATTTGACCTTTAATAAATCTTTTTTTAAAAAAATTGAACCATAATTCCACAACAATTATGTATTAAAAAAATGGGAAGAACCAGTACATATGGCATTGAACAGCCAGATGGCTCTATATTATACAACATTTATAGAGATACTGTCTTTCATGATTCTATTCTTCATGAGTTTCAAAAAAGTAGATCAGTAGAGATTATTCATGAAGAATCTTATCATGCTACTTCTATTGAAGACTATTATAGTCAAGCACGATTTGAAGAGGAAGATTCTGTGGTTCGTGGATTACTAAGACTTGATGGTGTTCTAATGTGGCACTGCTTGGGTGATGATGGTTTCTTTAGTTATACACAAAATTTTGGATAGTTAAATATAAAGTTGAACTATAGTTTTAGTCTAAATCAATTTTAAGTGATATAAACATGAATTAATATTATAATAAAGAATGTCGTTCGATTATAGTAATATTAATTTAATCCCAAAAATGTGTATTGTAAATTCACGATCTGAATGTGATACTTCCACAAAGTTTGGATCTCAAACATTTCGTCTTCCAGTGGTTCCCGCAAATATGGAATGTGTCATGAATGAAGATTTAGCTAAAAAACTAGCAAAGCATAACTATTTTTATAGTATGCATAGATTTAATGTAGATGTTGTAAAATTTTGTAAAGAAATGATTTTGTATGATTATTATACAAGTATTTCACTTGGCGTAAATGTCGATTCGTATACTGATATTGATAGGCTGGTATATAATAAAATTCAACCCGATTATATTACAATTGATATTGCCCATGGTCATTCAACTAAGATGAAACAAATCATTACATATATTAAAGAATCTCTACCCAAATCGTTTATTATTGCTGGAAACGTATCAACACCAGAAGGAGTGAGAGATTTGGAAAGTTGGGGGGCGCATGCGATTAAAGTAGGGATTGGACCGGGTTCTGCGTGTACTACTTATAATGCGACAGGGTTTGGATCACGAGGAATCCAAGCATCTATTATTCAAACTTGCGCAAAAGCGGCAACAACTGCTAAAATTGTAGCAGATGGAGGAGTATCACTTCCTGGTGATATTGCGAAAAGTCTTGTGTTAGGCGCTTCTATGGTGATGATTGGAGGAATGTTTTCTGGACTGAACGATTCCCCTGGAAACACAGTTCAAGGAAATGATGGACAACTGTATAAAGAGTTTTGGGGTTCTGCCTCAGCGCATCAATCAAATAAGAAGAACCGTATTGAAGGGACAAAGAAACTTATTGTTATGAAACAGCATTCCATTCTTCAAGAAATGACATATATTGAAGAATGTTTACAAAGCGCAGTAAGTTATGGTGGTGGAAACAATCTTGATTGTTTCCATTCAGTTGAATATATTATTAAGAACGTCTAGTTCTATTTTTACGCGTATAACAGCGTGTAGCACTACGTTTGCCTCCTTCCATTCCAAGAATTTCTTTTGAAAAATTAACAACTTCTTTAATCATTTTTTCTTTTGTAAAATGTATTAAATTTTCATCACCTCCAATACCTTCATAATATTCTTGAATTTCTTTTTTCGTTTTTGATTCAAGTTCAGATTTAATAACAGATAACGCATTTTTAGGACTTGCTTTTTTAGGACTTGTATCGAACATTCTAAAATTTCCAGATTCTTCCCAGCGGTTATTCCAATTTGGCATTCTAATAGTTAGGTATAAAATTAAGCGGTGCGGACAGCAGTTACTAATACGCTACCGTTAATTGTTAATAGTGTAGAAAGAACAGTGCTAGCGGGAGCAGTAATAGCATACGCACCGTTGGCTGTGATATTTACATAGTATACCATACCTTTAGAACCACCTGTCGCGGCTATTGTTAAACCAGCAGTTACAGCAGTTACATTGAAAATATTACCTGTTGTTAAGTCTAATGTTACTGAGTTACCAGAATAAGCAGAAGATGAAACAGTTTCTACAATTGCGCCACCATTTACAGTTAAACCACCAGCAGTGATAGTTACACCACCAGCAGTGGCTGTTACACCACCAGCAGTGGCTGTTACACCGTTACCTGCGGTCACTGTGCCGCGAGTGTAGATGGGAGGACCTTGATCGGTGAGGCCACTGCTGGGATCCACGCCGTTATCTTGGAATACAGACTTATCGCCATTATACATGGCGAAACGAGGAGAGTTGGGATCAATTAAACCAGATAAGCCAGATACAGCATCATATACGCCAACCATTAATGTAGAAATGCCAGGGTTCGCATCTTTTACTAAACGACGACCGTTTTCGCGTAAAATGCGATTGGCGGGGCAGTTAAGAGCGGTGGCAGTGGTTAAAGCTGTTAAAGCGCCGGTCTTAACATATGTTCTAGGATTTAATGTTACAGCATATGAATATATGTCGTTATTGAAAGCAGAAGTAGTGATATACTGTCTGCGGGGGTGGGCGGAATGGAAACTGTCGGTACTATTATTGAGTGAAGGCATTATATATATAATTTAGATTTAAATAAAACCTTCTAAAGAATATAAATGGATAATTGGGTAGCACCGTATTTAAGCGATGGATTGGGAAACCGTTTATTTCAGTATGCGTGTGCAAAACAGTATTCTAAAAACTATAATAAACCACTTGTCTTTTTTCTTCCCCGTTGTAATCCAACGAATCACGGGAAGTTTGATACTATATTTAGATTATTTCCAGAAGTTCCAGTATTAGAAACAGATGTATCATGGAATGAGATTGAAGAACCAATGAACAAACATTTTAAGTTTTATAATCTAGAAAATATGAATCGTTCACCGACAGTTATTCGTGGATATAGACAAAGTTATAAGTATTTTGATTCTATAAAAATTCAACCTAATTTTGAAAATATAGTGTCAAAAGAACGTTTGGAAACATTAGAAAATAAGTATATTAAAGATAATTCTTTTTTCATTCATGTAAGACTTGGAGATTTTCGTATACTACCTCATCATCAAATAAATTTACCGAAATATTTAATAATGGCTGCTTCAAAAATACCGAGTGACTCAAATATTATAGTATTTTCCGATGAACCAGAATTAGTAAAAGGTTTATTTAATTTTCCTCATATAGTATGTGATGAGAAGGATGAAGTAGAAGTATTATATTTAATGTCAAAGTGTACAAAAGGTGCTATTGTAGCAAACAGCACATTTAGTTTTTGGGGCGCATATTTAGCGCATAATAATTCAGAAAACTTTCGTTGTGTATTTCCAAGCACAATGGGGAAGGAGATGCCAGCTTTAGAAGATTATATCCCTTCTTGGGCTACAGTATGTGATGCTACTTTTTAACGAAATCTACGTGTATGTTTCTTAGCCTTACGTTTAGACTTCTTTGTTTTGCGCATTTTACGTTTGGATGCGCCACCGAAAGGTAAAAATGGGAATAATTTTTTCTTTTCTTCAGGTGCTGGCACTGGTGCTGGTACAAGTTCTAAACTTGCTATAGCATTATTTACTTTTGGCGTTTCAGTTAATAATGATGTAGGTGGTAATACACTAGCACTATTTGTAATAGGTGATACTGGTGATATATTTGTAATAGGTGATACTGGTGATATATTTGTAATAGGTGATACCGGTGATATATTTGTAATAGGTGATACTGGCGATATATTTGTAATAGGTGATACCGGTGATACATTTGTAATAGGCGCAACAGGTTCAATAATATTTATATTTGGTGAGTTTGTAACTATAGATGGAGAATCTACAATATTTAAATTACGAGAATTAGGCCTATTAATATTTTGTTTAGGAAGTGTATCAATAGCGTTTTTTTTAGAACTTTCTATAATATCAATTGGATTTTCATACCCATCATTTCTAGAGCGCTTAATAAACTCACGTCGGAGGAGTTTAGCATCTTCAATATAATTTTCTAGATCATTTTGAGGAAGTAATTTTGATTTTTTAAAGGCTTCTCCTACACCGGATAAATAAGCCGCAGCTATAAGATTTTTTGAATAATTTTCCATACTACTTATAGATATGAAAAAATATGGAGGTGCTAGAACAATAAAGAAAAAAAAGTCAATAGCATCAAAAATGTTTACATTTAAAAATACGAAATCAAAAGAAAAGAAACTTCAAAAAAATATAAGAAGATTAATTGAAAGGAATAAAAATGATCATTATTCTTATATTAAAGTGCTAAGTAAATTTAAAAAATTCTTTAAAGGGATATTAAAATTAGAAGATAAGATATCATATGCGAATCATGATACAATTAGTAATTTTGATATAAAAAAAATGGAAATATCTGAAAAATTAAAAGATTTAGATACTAAATACGGTAAGCTACTAACACGCATTCGTGGTCAATCTTCTCAAATTTATGAAAAGATAAATGAAGAATTAGAAGATGATAAAAATATGAATGTAAACATGAATAATAATAATGATTCATTAGATATTATTCAGCTATACGCATCTGTATTAGAAATATTGTTAGATTTAGATGAAAAGGCAATCACCAATCCAAATTCTTCACAAGAATATCTAAGCAATTTAACAATGGTTTCTACAATACTATGCGATGAACTTGTAAAAGAGTTTTTAGAAGTGAAACAAGATACAAAAGCGATTGAAGATGAATTAGTTGATTTATTCAAAAGTTTTAATATAAAGAAAAATAATTCTTCTATTGAAAATAATTTATCTAAAATTTTATCAAATATAAGAATATAATAGATGCTTGAAATTGATATTGTAGCTCCAATCGTTGTTGGGGCACTAATTGGTATTGTTATTTCATATTTATTTGTTAAACATGGATCTGTAAATAGATATCAAGCAAATGTGTTTGGTCTTAACTCTAATAATCTTATTACTGGTGTAACACTATTTTGTATAGTGGGAGGTATAGCAACTCTTGCTGGTATGAGTGCTATTATTAAAGATATTGAATTTATTATAAAAGAACCGTATCTATTTACACTAGAAACATTACTGATGGGTTTATTACCAACAATCGCATTAGTTGTAGTAATATATTTAAGAACAAATAAGTTTAATAATAAAAATGTAATAGAAGCTTCTGCGTTATTTATAAAGTTTGCCGCTCTTCATGTTCTTTTACAAATTTCTGGTTATTATAGATATGTGTTTAGTGAATAAAATTGAAATTATAGATTTTCTAAATCATGTATAGAAAAAATGGTATTTATTCTTTACAAGATTCGTGATTCTGATTTTAAAGTTATTGGTGCTTATGAACTAGAAGAAGATGCCGCTACGGATAAGAAAAATCTAATTCTTGATACGCCAATGGAAGAGCAAGATCATTATAAGTATGAAATTTTAGATATTCATTATTTTAAACAAACACAAGAACCTTTGATGAAATTCTCTGAAGAAGATACTGATGTAGAAGAAGAAGATTATTATACACTTATGGCAAAGTCAAAGCATCAAACGGAAGAGATTATTCTTCTAAAAGGAGAACTAGTATCTATTAAAAATAATCATATGAAGTTGATCACTGAACTAAGAAACGATTCATACACTTTCATTATTATTATTAGTAGTATATTGCTATTTCTAATAGTTGCGACAATTTCTCTAAGTTGACCCGTAAATTGAGATCAATGTTTGGAGTCTACGCAACCAATCTTTCCAAGATAAATAAGTTACTTCATTGTAACGGAATACAATATTTAATAGTTTTTCAAAATGTTTAATTTCCAAGAAAAAATTAACAGATTTATAAGTGCTATGTAAATTTTCAAATAGAAATAATGGTTTATCATTTCTTATATTAATTTCATTATGTAAATTGAAAAAGAAGTTCTGGATCCAAAGCCTTTTTTCATCCGATGTTTTTAACAGTTTTATACTGTTTGGATTATTCTTTGATAAATAAGCATTATAATGTTCTCTACATTCTTTACATGGTATAATCTTAGCACTATTATTAATAAAGTGGATCCAATTATATTCTTCTTCTTTCGCATATAATGGGCTTACTAGTTTTCCATACTTATCAGCAAGTCCATGAAATATTCTCCATACTATAGGACCCCATTGACAGTTTGTTGGAAAATCTGGAATAGGAATCAAACAAGAACAAGGCATTTAATATTTTAATGGTATTTTAGCATATTTCTTGTTCCGCACCCAAATTTGACTTACCCATTTTGTATCGGAAGCATCTTCTGCTGTATGTAATAATCTTGTATCAATTGTCCCATCAATCTTTGCTGGAAGAAATACAATAGCATCACCTTCTTTTGGTTTAACTCGTAGATTTAAGTTATTAAAGAAAGTTCCTCCACCAGAATTTACATTATTCAAATAAATTAATACTGTTGCAATGCGTTGACCCGTTTCAGCATCTTCTTTATCTAGCGCATCTTGATGAGACTTATAGAACTGACCAGTATGATACCGTGCCACTTGTGTAGGTTCTTGATTTTCTCTAGGAACTCCAGTTAAACGGTATACACGAGAAACAAGCCATTTAACACTATACCCATGATAACATGATTCGCTTGTTCTTGATGGGTGAACAACACCTTGACCAGTTGTCTTATCTACAACACGTGATACAGTCACATTTTTTTCAGACATTTTAATAATTTCTTCACATTCATTATGTGATAAGAAGTTTTCAATATAATATATATCTGGATTTTGATGTATGAGTTTTTTTTTGGGAAAGTTATTAAGTTCTAAATATCCTTGTGCTGTTAGTTTCATTTTTAAAGTCCTACCCAATCTTCTGGAAATAAATCGGGAGAAACATCCTCAAACCATAATTTAGGATATATTACATTTTTTTCACCACAACCTAAATAAGCGCCCCACCAACTAAAACTACTATTCGCAATAATTGCTCCTTTACAAATCATTGTCATTAAAGCAAGACTATGTAGTGTATCTTCATTTACATATGTGACATTTAAACTGTTAAATAGTTCTTGTGATTTACACCATTCTAAATCATCTGATAGAACGTACCAATGTGATATATGTGACATTAAACGTATTGCTTTTTCATAATATTCTAACGGTTGAATATGATGACTATTAGACTTGTTTAAATAATCTCCTCGACGCACATGAATAAATCCAGAATTTGATACTATTTTAAATTTTTTATAGTGTTCTAAGTTTAGTAGTATATGAGTTTTAAATTCTGGTAATATCGTTTTTAAAACATTATAGTTTTGAAAATACCCATATAATATAATAGTATCACCATTATAATTTTCTGGGTCCCAAACTAAAAACCCGTTTTCTTGGTATAAAGTTTTACATAGTGGTATATCTCCATTATATGATATCCCTTCAGTAAATAAGTATCTATAATCAGTACTATCGTGACTATTTTCTGGTTTACATAATACAAGATTAGAAGAACTTACTTTTTTTTGAAGAAACCCCGCAGCGTATTGGAACAATTGATTCCCAATACCACCCATAATTTTTAAAAAAATATAACTCATATATATAGATGTATTCTCTTAGTATAGATTTAAGCAGTTTTAAACTTCTTGGTTATATAACATTAATTCAGTTATGGTGGATTGCGGTATGGGGTATTACCTATATTGTTATTGAGTATTTGTCACATAAATCAAAAAAACGTGAATTATTTATATATTTTATCTTATTAACTGTAGTATTAGTTGTATTATCATCAAAGCCAGATTTAATTCATAAATTTTAAATAATATAGTTAACATTCGTAAATCCATCAAACGATGTGTGTGTTTTTGGAATTAAAGCAGAGCATACAATTTCTATTTTCCATTTATTGTTAGGAAATTTAACATTACAAATAGTTGCTCTTGCTGGGGCACATTTTAGTGCAACCCATTCATCAAATGCTTTATTCATTTCTTCATATGATTTTTCATCTGTTAAATAAATTGTCATATTAAGTATAAAATGTTTTGATGAACCAATACTTCCTAATGTGCTATCAATTAGAGATAAAACTTCTTTTGTTTGTTCATATACACTAGAACCGGATATATCACATGTTTTATACGGAACAACGCCCGATAAATAAGCGACTTTATCGTTAATTACAATATCACTGTAGCGATTTGTTCCGCCAATACGTGTAATCATTTATTTGTTAAAAAGAATTTTATCCCCATAGGAATACTCAAAAAGGCGATATAGCGGAAAGTATTTTTTAGATCTTTAGATGCCACTAATTCAACAAGTAACCATGCGAATATTATAACATAGTATTTACTTGGTATAAAACATACAATTAACATTAATATTAATATAAGTGCGCTTAAATTATACCGACCTATTTTAATTAATGGTTCATTGATTGACCAATCCAATGTAGAAGGTTTCTTAAGATTATTAATTGTAAAGTTATGGAGTATTGAATTTAATAATACTGGATATGTATCTGAAAGACTAGAATTATCTTGACTTGTTTCCACTAAATTTGTATATGATGTATATGCGTTATAATTATATTCTTTAATCCACCACATCATTTGGGTATCAATATGAAAGTTTATTTTCTTATTTACAAATTTTTTCGCTCCTTCTAATGAAATCATATAACAATGTGTTCCAGCAGTTCCTTTTGTTGAATGGACAAATTCGTTAATTTCTTCTGTTGGACCACCAATTATCTTCTTATATACTTGATTTACACTGGAATCATCAGTACATCCAAAAATACAACCAAAATATACTACATCAAAATCCTTGGGTAAATGATTCCACACATGCTGAAATGTAGTATCAAATTTCTCATCAACTACAGCGTCGTCTTCAAACACTAACACATTTTTATAGTTATTTTCAACCATAATATCCCAAATAGTTCTATGAGACAATGCGCAACCTTTTACACCATCACTACAAAATGTATTACAATAATCCGTTAATCGTGTATCATTTGTAATCTTAGCTCCTACAACAGCAGGGAAACGTTCATATGTAATATTATTTTGTGCCATATATCTATCAAAATCTTTTAATCTTTCTTTATCTTTCTCCATATTAATAACAAAAACTTTATCACATACTCTGTTAATAAAAGCCATACTAGAAATATATTAGATTATTTATCTAGATCTTAAAAGAATATATTTTATAACAAATGGTACTGAAATTAAATTAAAATAGATTATAGTATTCGTAGTATCAAATGAACATAAAAATTCGATGAGTAGCCAAATATACACTATATAATAATAGTTAATTGGAAATAGCAATCCTATTATTAATATAGCAACCATGAAAGCATTTATTTGTAAAGACCCTATTTGTATAAGATTTTCACTAAATATAAAATTTAGTGATTTATGATTATTTTGATTTGTAACTGGTATTTTACTTATGAATGAACTTAAAAGAGGTGGAAAATCACTTGATAGATTTGATTTATTATCACCAGACTCAACTAATACTGGATGGAAGGCATACGCATTCAGATTTAATTGCATAATATCAATATCAATATGAAAGTTTGTTTTAGAATTTAATATTTTTTGTGCACCTTGTTTTGAAATTATATATCCATGAAAACCTCCACAACCAGCAACTTTTAGAACTCCAGTGCTGTATTCAGAAGTTTTAACATTAAATAGTTTTGTAGTAAATTGATTGTATGTTGAAGTATCGCCACAATAAAAATGGTTTCCTAAATAAACTATATCATAATCACTCGGGATTGAACCAAATAATAGTTGTAAATGGTCATTAAAATCTTTATTAAAAATGACATCATCTTCAAATATACATATTGATTCATAGTTGTTGTTGATTATAGATTCATGTAAGCTTCTATGGGATAATGCGCAACCTTTTGTCCCATTGGTACAAAAATTATTACAAAATTCAGTAAATTGGCTATTATTTTGTATTTTCGATCCATCAATAGCAGAAAATCTTTCAAATACTATATTTTGTTCGGTTAGTTGATTTGTGATTGATTCTAAACGTTCTTTATCTTTATCAAGATTTATAACATATACTTTATCAACTATGTTATTTAAATAACTCATCTTATCCCTAGATACTAATCATAAATTTACTGGCCATAAATTCCAATCTCTTTTATTTTATGCATCGTATAGTTCCATGTATTCATATTTGGATTAGTTACAAATGTCATACTTAGAATTACTCTGTACTGATCCTTACATAATACTTTACCTCTATGATATACTTTATCACCTTCAAATAATATCGCTTGACCCTTATTTATTTCAACATCAGTATCTTTTTCGTTGTGATCTTTATATTGATAGTTACCACATGTAGGTTCATACGTAATAGGAACTAGTAGTGTAAAATAACGACCTTCATAATGGTTTGTATCAAAATGCCAATCAATGTAATCACCTTCTTTTTCATATACAACTAAGGTCATGCGATTTTGAATATCTTTTGGAAGAACTTTTACTTGTGTTCCAATATGGGTTGAAACAGCTTGTGAACATTCTTCATAATAATCGTTTATTTCGGGGATTTCATTTAGTAATATCTTTGATGAAATATTTTTTTGATGCTTTCTAGGAATTTCTACACGTTTACCATGTAGTTCACTAATTTCTAATAGATTTGATACATGTTTTTCAGGAAATGTTAGATTTATAATTTGTATTCCGCAGAAGTTATCTGTTTTAGGACACTCCTTTAGATGATTTTCATATTTTAATGTACGGTATAAGAAATCAAATATGAATAGTGATACTATTGTAAGAATAAATACACCTAAACCTATTAATAAAAAATTATAATTTTTTAGCATTTCCTATTAGATGGCTAGAACAAAAAAGAGAATCCATAAAAAAAGAAAGTCTAGACGTTATAAGCGAAAACAGAAAGGGGGTAATCTAATTGGTAAGAAAATTTTAATATGTTATGCTACAAGAGGTGATAGTTATGAAGAAGGGCAAAAAAAACTAGTTGAATCGGCAAAAACAATAGGGGGTATTGATGAAGTAATAGCATTAGGGCCAGATGATTTATCAGATGATTTTAAAAATACATATAAGCAATTTTTTGATCACAAACGCGGTGGTGGCTATTGGATATGGAAACCCTATATAATATTAAATCAGTTACATAAAATAAATGATAATGATATATTAATCTATATAGATAGTGATAAATCATTTTTAACATCTATAGATACTTATTTAAATAATTTTAATGCCAATAAATCAATAATGGTATTCCAATTATCAGATGGATTTCTTGAAAAATATTGGACAAAAATGGATATTTTTAAAAGACTACAATGTGAAAATAATAAAGATATAACTGATACCCCTCAAATAGAATCTGGATATGCTATTTTTAGAAAAAATCAAGATTCATTTAATTTGTTAAATAAGTGGAATGAACTAAATAAAGAATTCAATTTAGTAAGTGATATTCCTTCTGTAGAACCAAATTTTGAAGGATTCTTTGAAAATCGTCATGATCAATCGTTATTTTCTTGTTTATGTAAAATAAATAAAGATAATTATAATATTCAAATTGAAAAAACTCCAACTGATTATGGTAATCCTAAACGAAGCGAAGGGTTCCCACAACTATTAAAATTCTAATATTATAATAATGAAGATAGGAACCATATTAACGGCAACTGATTTGAATCCGTTATATTCAGATTTTATTCCAATATTTATTAAAGCATGGAATAAAATAGTTCCAACAGCGAATGTTATAATTATATTAATTGCCAATTCTATACCAGATGAATTAATACAATATAAAAATAATATTAAATTATTTAATCCAATGCCAAATATAAGTAATTCGTTTGTTTCTCAATGTATTCGTATTCTTTATCCAAGACAAGTAGAATCAAATGATGGCGTATTAATATCTGATATTGATATGATTCCATTAAATAAAAAATATTATGTTGATTCTATTAAAGATATAGATAATTCTACATTTATATCATATAGAGATGTTCTTGGATCAGAACAAATAGCGATATGTTATAATGTCGCTACACCAGAAATATGGAAATCACTTATTGGAAATGAAGATACAAAATTATTATTAGAAAATTGGTATCCAGCATATAATGGAATATCTGGGGGAAAGGGATGGTATACAGATCAAGAAAAATTAGCAGAATATTATAAAAAATATAATGGTAATAAAATTATGTTAAATGATAAATTAACAGGATTTAATCGTTTAGATAGAATAGACAATATTAAAATAAGTGAAAAACTAAAGAATCATATATATAGTGGAGTATATTCAGATTATCATTGTATGAGACCATATCAAGAATTTAAAGAATTAAACGATTTTGTATTAAATTCATTACCTCAATATGGTGGGAGAAGAAAAATAAATAGAAATAGGAAAAGTAAAGTAAAAAGTAAAAAGAGAAAAAGTAGAAGAATTAAATAGACTTTTTATATTTTTTTGTTTTAGTTTTTCTATATTTCTTTTTATTGCCACCAGATACTTTATTATTTAATGTAATAAAACCTCTATTATTAATAAAATCTTTTAATACTATATCAAATTTAGGCATACCTGTATATGATGTAGCATGGGCATTTAAACCGTATTGTAACCCAGTTTCAGGACTTCTACCATGTAAATCTTTATTATTTTCTGGATGTGGTGGCACATACGTTTTAATACCGTGTTTTTGTAGATTTGCAGAAAAGGCTATATCTTCTCCAGCAGCTAAATCATTATCATAGTTAGGCGTATATTCCCATAGATAATGTAACCATTCTCTTTTAAAAAACCATGACTGACCAACAATATCTACTTCTGTTATTTCATTATTAAATCCACCAGTTCCTACATTACGTTCAATAGCATAGTTGTCACCTTTTGAAAAAATAACACCATTAGTTCCCAATAATCCGGGTTTAATATTCATAGTATTTAAACAATTTTCAAACCATTTAGGCATAGGGATTGTATCATCATCGCATACACATATATATTCGGTATTTGCAACTAGAGCTACAGCAAATCTACCCCATACTCCAAAATTTTTATTCTTGGACTCAATTATTGAAATATTATTATTTATTTCATCCGGTATTGATGGTATTTCAACACCTTCGACAAAATTTTTATAAATAATAATATTTGTTGGTTTAACACTTTGATTCTGAACTGCTCTTATTTGTTCAATTAAATAATTAGGTCTTTTATATACGTTTAATATTACAGTTATACTCATCTAAATATGTTAACTATTAAAATTACATACTTTTTTAGCATCATCACTATTTGGATCTATTTGGTATGGTCTTAAATTAGGTTTATCTTTTAAAAAGGCGTCAAATGAAGAACCAACATCTAAATATATATTATTAGGATATTTTTCTAAAAGTTGAGGTATCCATACTTTTGTTATTGGCCCTGCCGAAATACATATAATTGAATCATTTATTTTTGATACCCACTCAAATAAACGATTTGATTCAGAAATATGTAAATTATCCCAATTATTTACTAATGACTCTAATATAATAAAACGGTCTTTTATTTTAATATCATTCGTTTCCTTTTTACCAGGCCCTACATAATATATGTTTTTATCATTATATGATTTAATAAAATCTATAAATAATTTATAATTAGCATTACAAAAAATGTTAGCATATGTAATTCTTTCATTTGGTATATTGAAATTTTTTCTATAATATTCTTGAATTTCTTTACCGTTAATACAACAATTACATGAAATACCGATATACAAGTTATCTAATTTTTTATTAAATGCGTTTATTAAATCATTTTTTAATATTCCATCTTTTTTATATTCCCAACCATTGTTAACTTTAATATTTAAATTTGAAATAATCGCATATTCGCCATCACCAGGTCTAATAATTCCAAATTTTTTATCATTTTTTATCCACTCAAAAATGATATCTAAATGTTCTTTACTATTTCCTGATAATTCTCTATTAATTCCACCACCATCTTGATATGTATTTTTTATTTCTTTTTTTAAGATTTTATATATTAATTCACATGAATTTCCTTTACCATATGCATATGATGGTCTTAATACTTTTTTACTTAGTTTATTAAAAATGCTATTAATATCTTCAAATGATTGTATGGTTTGTATATATGGTTTTCCTATATGTGATCGTTCTGTTGATGTTCTTAATACAATACATTGTTTACCTAAATATGATGCTTCTTCTTGTATTCCACCAGAATCTGTTAATAATACATAGCATGACGCAATTTCTTGTGTAAATTCATAATGTTCTAGTGGATCTCGTAATACAACTTTTGGAGAAATATATTTTTTAACAATTTTTTGAATATCTTTATTTGGATGTAAAAACCAAATAAATTTTAAATTATCATATTTATCTGTTAATTTATTTATTTCTTTAATACATGTTGTTATATTATCCCAATTTTCTCTACGATGAAATGTTATAAGAACTGTATTGCCTAGTTTCACTTTTAACTTATATGATTTAATTAAATCTATAATAGTATTGCCTACTGTATAAATTTTTCCAGATACTTTTTCATGTCTTAATAATTCTGATGAATCTTTATGAGGAGTAAAATTATATGAAGCTATACGTGATATCATCTGTCTATATCCTTCTTCGGGGAACGGTTTATCAATATTGTATGTGCGTAATCCAGCTTCAATATGAACGACTTTAATTTTTTTCTGAAATCCAACAATTGCTGAATAATACGCAGTTGCAGTATCACCTTGGACAAATATATGTGATGTTTTAACAAGGTATTTTGGTAAATATTCTAATATTTGTGAACCAATATCCTCCATACGATTATTAGTTATATCTTTTATATTTATTACTTTATACTTTACTGGTAATTTTAATCCGGTAATATTATTGTGTTGTTTTATATAAATAACTTGAAAAGAAACTTTTTTATTATGAAAGAATTCAATAAGAGGTTTCATTTTTAAATATTCTGGCCTAGTGCCAAATATTATAGTATAAAATATAGGATTTTTTTTTCTTGTTTTATTTTTAAGTTTCTTTTTTTTAATTGTATAGTTCATCTATTATTTATTTATAAATTATATTCTATTTACCCAATAATCTTCCAAAACAATATCAACATCGTTCCATAAACTATTGTATTTATCTACACTTAAATCTAGAGTTTCCAATTCATCCCAACTATTCAATACGATCATAGGTATATGATTATACTGAAATTTAAGATTCTCATAAAAGTCGTGTGCTAACACTATTGGTATAGATTTCACCATTAAACTTTCCCAGAATCGTAACGTATCAAACCCGTTTCCCATAGGGCATATACTAAAATAACATTTTGAAAGATTTTCTAAATATGTAGGTATATCTGATTTTGGTAGAAGATATTTATGAAGATTTGTATTATAGTTTAGATACTGTAGGAACTCTCTGCGAAATCCGCCATTATCAGAAATATAAGAGATACCAAGAATTTGATGTTTAATAATTTCACCAGAATAGTCTTGATTTACACCGATTGGAAGAATTTTGTAAGGGCCAGCTAAAACTCCAGTATAGTTCTGGATCCAGAATTCTGCTTCTGGAAACCTTTGTTTAAATTCTTCAATCCCATTATCAATTGAAATATCTGAACCAAAGAATATAAATAGTTTTGGATGAAAATTAATTTCAAAAAGAATTTTCTTCCAAATTTGAATTACATTTGGATGGATGTATATAATTTTAGAATTCATTAGTTTTTCTTTTAGAAGATCTATATCAGAATCAAATGTGAAAGCGATATTTATAAACTTAGGATTATGTGTTAATGTATAAGAATTCATTAACGCAACATCTATATAAGGTATAAGATTGAGATGATTAAAGTATTTCATTAATTTAACTATTTACTATCTCTTTAACTTTAGAAATCCAAAAATCTTCTGAAAGAACTGTTAAATCGGAAGCATCCATAATATTTTTATATAACTTTTCATCAAGCATTTCTATCATATCATTTAAATTATCCCATTTATCTAGCATAATAAATGGGAGGCTTGGATACGTTTCACATAGTCTTTCATAAAATATGTCTTTCTCGACAATAGGTATAACACCTAACATTATACATTCCCAGAACCGGCACGTATCATGACCGTTTCCACGTGGAGTACTAGCAAAACGCAAACTTGCCAATACATCAAAATAGACATCATTTGGTAACTTTGGTAATATATAAGGTTTAAAATGTTCATTACGTTCAATAAATTTACGAAAATCATGTCTGTAACCACAGTTAAGTGTTATATCTGGCATAGCAAAATTACACTTTTTAACAATAGGTTTATTGTATAGTGTTGTAGAACCAATTGGTATCATAATACAATTAGGATGATTGCCGATATAGTTCTGAATGAAAAACTTAGATTTAGAAAAAAAACAAGTCATAATTTCAAGAACATCATCTTCAAAATATAGATCACTTCCAGTAAATATAAATAGTTTTATTGGTAACTCTTTTTTTTCTTGTAGTATAACTAAAACATCAGACCAATAATCAAATGCATCGGGATGGATATATACAACTTTAGAGTTATAAAGTTTATTTGATACAGTTCTAGGATTATCTTTTTCAGTAAAACCTTTCGTTTTGAATAAACTATTTGTGTTGATTGATTCTGAATCTAATAATGCACAATCAATATAAGGAAGTAAGTGGATTGTATTATACATATTTATTTAAAATAATTTAATAACAGTGCTTATCCTTAGAGTTAGATGCTACTTTTATACAAACAATTTCACAATCTTCTAGAAACTTAGCACTTGTAAGCATACCTTTTGGTATTACAAAGATTTCACCTTCATTTATAGTCTCATTATTAATCGTAAGTTTACCTTTTATTAAGATATTATATTCATCAACTTCTTTATGAAGATGTGCTGGCCATACTTGATCTTTATGATGTTTTAAATAACCTACTTCAAAATCTTTTGTTCTTAGTATAGATGGTGTAAAATCTCCTATACACCATCCACGTGTCATATGCTCTAACTTATTTTTCTTAACAGACCCAAACTTCTTTTCTAAATAGCTATAATACTGTTCTGGTGTTCCAACAGACCAGTATTTTTCATCTGATTTCAATGGGACAATATGAATATTCTTACCAGCACGAATAAGTGGATTATAACTTATTGAAATATAGTATTCATTATTTGCTCTTATATTTTTTTCAAATAATTCTTCAGCAGATCTACAAAAATCAGAACCATGTTTCCATGAATGAACTCCTACTAGTGAATCGTTACTAATTACAATCTTTTCTGCTAATTCAACAATTCTAGTAGAACCATCTTCAACCTTTGCATAACTATTTTTAATAGTATCAGCATAAAAAGTTAATACACATCCATCCACATTATCTTCTAACGTTTTATTGATAAAGTCACTAGAATCATATTCAAGGCTTTGATCACAATTCGATATTACTAATGGAGAATCATTATCAATTAAATCTTTTGTTGCTAAATATACAGATTCTGCTGCTCCTTGAGTGTAATAATCTAAATAACGAATTGTGGCATCTGGATATTTTTCTTTAATAAATGTATCAATTGAATATGTTTCACAATGTTCTTTTTGTAAAATTAGTATTAGATTACCGGGTATTTTAAGACTATCAATTGAATGCTCAATCATTGTTTTACCATCCGCCATCGGCAAATAGTATTTTGGTTTACTAAACCCTTCGTCAAAAAAACGCTGGCTTTTTCCAGCCAATGAAATTACAATATTAAAGACCATATACTAAACTGATATAGAATCTTTATGCGCTGGATTTTACACAGAGGAAATAATACTGGCCCAAATAGTGTTGAAAATAATCCAAAAAAATTAATGAAATTATTAAAAGAAGGCTATGAAATTGAAATTGATTTATGGTATAGAGATAATAAGTTCTATTTAGGACATGATTTTCCAGAATATGAGATTGAAGAGAGTTTTTTAGAGCAAAATAAATTGTGGATTCATTGTAAAGATCCGCAAACGTTAGAATTTATGAATACAGCAAAGAAGTATCTACATTATTTTTATCATACAAATGAAGATTATGTATTAACTTCTAAAGGTTATATTTGGTGTTTTGTAGGAAAACCAGCGTTACTCAATTCAGTAGTTGTTATGCCAGAAAAATCATTAGAAACTTATAGTTATAATGAACTTGTTTCTAAAAATTGTATCATATGTTCAGATTATGTAGAAACTGATATTGTAAAAATGTTTGAACATATGTTGGTATAAAGCATTAAAATTATATTTAATTATAAAAATGTTCTTTCGTGTATTGTATGAACTAGAATCAACAGTGTCTCTTTTTGATGCCGCTGAGAATATTTCTATTGGTCAAAGTGTAGGGAATCCTAAAGTGCGTAATGGCTGGGAGACTCCAGAACTTTGGGAACGTGCTGGTTGTCGTATTGAAGGTGATGTAGAAGCGATGAAGCAAGTAAAGTCTGGAGATGTATGGATTCAGTATCCACTGGCAAACATTGATCTAGCAACAGATGGTGTTTCTCAGCTTCTATGCCAAGTAATGGGTGGCCAGCTAGATATTAATTCTATTCGTCGTTGCGTAGTAAAGGATATTGACATGCCAGAAGAAGTAGTATCTAAATATTTTATGGGACCTAAGTATGGTATTCAGAAGATTCGTGAGTTTGTAAATGTTCACGATAAGCCTCTTCTTGGAGGAATTGTAAAGCCAAAGGTTGGCATTACAAAAGATGTTCTTCTTGAGATTGTAAAGCAGATGGTAGAAGGAGGTGTAAACTTTATTAAGGAAGATGAGATTATGGCGAATCCAATTCACTGCCCTCTAGAAGAGCGTGTTCCACTAATTAGCGAGTATCTGAAGGATAAGAATGTTGTATACTGCTTCTGTATTAATGGTGATGCCGACGTTGTGCTAGACCGTGTGAAGTTTGTAGCTGCTCATGGCGGCAACGGTGTTCATGTAAATTTCTGGTCTGGTATTGGTATTTACAAGCGTATTCGTGAACTAGATCTGCCTATCTATGTTCATTACCAGAAGTCTGGTATCTCTATTCTAAGTGATCCTCGCCATGCGTTCCACATTGAGTGGAACGTATTCTGTAAACTTGCTGGATGGTGCGGTGTTGATTTTATCCACGCTGGTATGATTGGAGGATATAGTGATAATGATCGCAATGAAATGAGACAAGTTCTTGAAACACTCCATAAAGCTGGTGTAATGCCCGCGCTAAGTTGTGGTATGCACCCTGGCCTAGTAGATGCTCTACGTAAGTCTATTGGTAATGATTGGATGGCGAACTGTGGTGGTGCTATTCATGGTCATCCCAATGGGACATTTGCGGGGGCGCGTGCTATGCGTCAAGCGATTGATGGCACCCATGGCGATGAATATGATGTTGCTATTCAAAAGTGGGGTTTTGTAGAGACTCTATAAAGTATTTGCTACTCTATAATAAAAGGCATCACCCCATCCATGATTATCATACATTTGAAATCCTAATCTAGCAAATCCGTGTTTTGATAGATATTCATCTAATTCTGGTAATAAAGCACAACCCTTATAGATTTCTTGTGTATTTGCTTCAGTATAAATATAATTTACATATTTTAAATATTTTTCACCACTTTTAAGAGCACGAAGTTCGGTGCCTTGAATATCTAGATTCCAGAAATCATATTTGCTAGGATCTATATTATTTTGTTCAAAAAAAGTGTCAATACGAATTGTTTTCTGTTTTTGTATTTTTTCTACAATAATTTGAGGATACAATACTGAACAAATTTCTAAATCTAATAAGCTACTACATTGTGAGTTATTTGTAACTTTAAATTCAACTTCTTTTTCTTCATCATCAATTAAAGCATGATATATAGTTAGACCTTTATTCTTATTTGTATCAATTAAATTAGGGTTACCTTCAATCCAAATAATTCTTGAATCATCTATACCGTGTTTATTATACTCTTCTTTTTCTTCACATTCATGGGCACCAACATGAAGAATACCTTTTATTTGTTTTCCATTTGATAAAATAAACTGATTTACTTGGTTAAATGGTATAAGCATTATATTTAAACATATAGTAATTCATTTAAATATATGAAAGTATTAATAGTATTTCGTGGAGAAAATAAAAGATTTAGTGGAGAAAGATTTCATGATGTAAGAATGTGTATTCCTAATAATAAAGTAAGATTAATTGATAGTTTAAGAAATAAGGGTTACACAGTTGATACAATGCTCGTAACATATCCTTCAGAATATTTAAATCATTTTGTAGAATCATATAACCCAAAAAAAGTATTTTTAATGGATTATGAAAATTCATCTCAGCATTTAAACTTTAAATATTTATTAGAAAGTATTGAACCATATGTCAGTGAATATGATAGGATTTTAGTATTCAGATTTGATTTTCTTTTTAAGAAAAATATTGAAGATTGGAATGAATGGCAAAAAGAAGGAATTATGTTTCCTTGGAAAGATGTAAGTGAAGAAATATATAATCAAAGAAAATATACAATGGATGGATTCTTTTGTTTAGATTCAAAATGGTTTTCAGAATTTAAACAAATGTATGATTCAACTTATACGGGCTGGCTAGGAGTTACAAATGGCTTACATTTCTTAACAACAGAACTTGAAAAAACAAACATACCTTTCTATTTTATGGAAAAAGATTGTTACGAGTCTAATACATCATTGGCAGGGGCAGGACATAATAATCCATACTGTATTAATTCTTTATATGTGTATTATCATGACGATTATCATTTAACATACGTATAAATAGAATGACTATTGAAATTAAATTTGTTTTTTCTATTGGTCATAGCTGTAACGCTGGAGGTTTCTTAAAGGAAAATGGTTTACGCAAAGTATCTTCACCATTTGATTGGATGTTAATTGATTTTGAAACTTCATTAGAAGTTATTAATGATAATTTTGAACACTATTTAAATGATACGGTTCATTTTAAACAAGATACTAATATATTAGAATTAGTAAGGTCGAAAAAGCATAATATAATTCCTAAAAATGTAAATACATTATACTCAATACCATCTAAATATATGAATTTTAATTGGTATGATCACAACATGTTTATAAATGCTAATTATTTAGATAATAATGAATTACCACATAATTTTTATGATTGGTCTAAATATTGTATATTTATACATCATGATTTATTGAATCAATATTTTATCGATACTTTACAAAATAGAATTAATCGATTTAAATATTTATATAATAATTTTAGTGAAAATACATTATTATTTTATTTAACAAAAATAGAACACATAAATACAGTTGAAGAAACTATGGAAAATATATTAAATATGTTAAAAGAAAATAATATAAAATCATATATTGGAATTATAGTATGCTGTGATAATGTAAATGATTGTTATTATTTTAAAGATAAATGTTTATTTATTTTTAAAAAAGTTGCAACATATAATGAACAACTTGCAATGGGTGGAACTGAAAATACGATAAATATAAGTTTTACGAATGAATTAGAAATAATTAAAAACCATTTTACATTTAATTTAATTGAATATACTGATATAGAAAATAATTGGTAAAATTAGTCTAAAGGTTTATAAACTATATAATCTTATATGAGTGATTTAGAAGGTATTACAAACAGACAAGCAGAAAACTGGTGGGTTGGAATTATTCCATATTCTAATGATAGACCCATTATATATGGTGAAATCGGTGTATTTTGTGGTCATAATTTAATTTCAGTGGAACAAGCATTTGCAAATCACCCAGAATCTAAGTTATATGCGATGGATCCATGGGCAGATTATGATGGTTATCCAGAAAATATAGGTAAACAAGAATTACACTACTCTTATTTTTGTAATAATATTAAAAAAAGAAATATTCAGCATAAAGTAGTAATATTGAGAAATAAATCTCAAGAGTCTCTTTTAACAATAGAAGATAATTTTTTTGATATTTTATATATTGATGGATCTCATGAGTATGAATATGTAGTAAAAGATTGTGAACTATCTATTCTAAAAACTAAAGTAGGAGGGTATATTATTATTGATGATACAAATTATCCACCTGTTATTAATGCAGTTGATGAGGTTCTTGGAAAAGCGTCTAATATTAGACTTGTGAAAGATTCTGTAGATCAACGCACTTATCAAAAGATTAATTAGGTCTATAACGTTCTTTGGGATTACTACGTGATTTACGCGTTAAACCATAATTTTCTATTCCACTTCCAAAAACGGATACATCACAAAGATAATTAATTGGCTTTGTAATATGTTCATGGATTCTAAATGGTACACTATTGTTTCTATATAAATAATGAACACCTTTAATAAGTTCTTCTAGATGTTTTCTAGGAAATAACCATAAACAATCATCGCAATGTCCATATGGATGAATATAAGTTATGTTAAACATATTATAATCCACTTTTTTATACAATTTATTTGGATTATCAATAGGCCAGTTAAATTTTACATCAAATCGTGTAGAAACTACAAAATCATATTTGAAATTATTTTCTTTTTCATAAGAAACTACACCTTCAAATAAACGAATAAAGTGTTCAAATGTAATATCTTGTCGATCAGCATTAATATCAAAATCTGGTAACATAAGTTTAACAACATTATAATCATTCTTTAGTTCATCTAATACATTTGTTTCATATGTGCTCATAAAAACATCAATTTGTTCATATCCATCTTTTTTTAGAGGTTCGCACAAATAGTTATTAAAAGATTCAAGAGAATCTTTATAATTTACATACCAATTATCTATCTTTTCAATATAATGAACTCCACGTAAGCAAATAGCAGCTCTCATTTTTTTCTTTGGATCTTCCCAGTTAGTTGGTAATAACTCTTTATAATAATTATAAATATCTTCATAAGTATGTGTTCTATCTCTTGTATTACGTTTTTGACATAAATAATCAAAAGAAGAACCAATATCAATAGCAGATATAGTAGGGTTTGTTTTTAGTAGTTCTGCTATTAAAACTTTAGATCCCATACCAGCAGCAGTTAATACAATACAATTATCAGTAATTTGATGTTTTAGATATGAAAGTATTGATTCAAAATTTACAAACCAATTTTGAGAAGATACTTCAAAAAAGTCTTCAGTATTAAATAGTTTTTTTAATTTAATATTATTAGAATTAGAGATAATAATTTTTTTTCTAGATGAATCTTGAACTGTTTTTACAAAATTAAAAAGGTTTTTAGTATCAAATACTTTTTCATCATTGTATACTAAGTGATAATCTACAAATTTAGGCTCTGGTAGCCCTACAACATTAATAATATGTTGTAGACGCTGAAATCCTTCTTTACCATGCCATTTTCCAATATAAGAGTTTTGATGATAGCAATAGAATCCTAAAGAGTTTACTAATCCTAATCCAAGTTCACGTGTATATGGATCATTATCGCAATTTCCTCCAGCATCATTATACATACATGCAATTTCTCCATCGCCATATTTTACAAATATAGATTGTTCATTATTCTTAATTTTATTCGTAAATTCAATAGTATCCATCATATTTAAAGTAGTATGGTTCTTTTTTAAATATGACAATTCTATTCTCATTACCCGTTGGGCGTTCAAAAGAATCTGCTTTTTTAAGAACATTAAATATATTAGAATATGTTGAAGATTCTATTGTTATGTTAAATTTAGATGTTTCTATACCAAGAGATTATATTGAGGAAAATCTAAAAATATATATGAATAAACGAGTTTTTATAACTATGATTCCAAGAATGACTAGAAAAGATGGAGCTCAATATAATTCAGTTCATCTTCATTCGCATATATCTAATTATAAGTACGCTAAATCATTAAATTTAAAGTTCCATACTATATATTTTGTATCAGATTCAGATATGTTTTTTAGAAAAGGTTTATATAGTTTTATTAAAAACTATGATGCTGGATTTCAAGTATGCCAAAATCGATTAAAACCGTCGAATTATAAAGAAATTGATTTTATGGAAGGACAGTTTGTCAATCAAGTAAAAGATTCATACTATATGGATGGTTTATTAAGTGATCCAAAAATTACACGTGTAGGTTCTGAACAAATGGAAGGAGAATTTTATAAAGAAACATTATTCGCTAAAATGCTAGATTATATAGATAATTTAGCAGTTCATTATAGCGAAGCAATAAGTAATGTAGAAGAAGCTACATTTTCAACTGTATATTTTAATATATTTATGAAAGATTATCCAGTATATTTACCTATTTCTACTATTATTCGCGATGATGATTTAATAAGAGATAATCAAAGACTTTTTAATATAATTACACGTCAAAAAGAAGAAGTATCACTATATAAACCTTCAACATATCCAGCACTACATACATTTACATTCGGGTTCAAACGTGTTAAATATAATGAATCTCAACATTTAATTGTAAATGATTTAATTAAACTTGCTAAACAGTTCTTAACACATTATGGAATACCCAATGAAGAATTATAGTTTAAAATAAGATTATATATTAAATTAGAAATGAATATTATAACAACAATGGCACAGCATGTTGATAATGATGAAAAATATAATGAAAGAGAAAAACAATATATGTATACAATGGCAAGAATTTTTTCATATAATATCCCAGTATATTGCGTAGTGAGTGAAACACATAATAATCCAGAATTTAAACCAAAAGAGTTTTTCCAATTTGAAAAATTATTAGAAATACATAATACTGATATAAATAATAATAAATCTCAAAAAGAATTTAATTCTATTAAATCATTATTAGCAAATGTAAATTTAGATGATGATTCTTGGGTAATAAAAATTTCAGGGCGTTATTTAATATATAATGATTCATTTATAAATACTCTTAAAGAACAACCAATTTCAATAAAAGCAGTAATAAAAACATGTGATGATAATACACAAATGTATACATTTTTATTTGCTTTAAGATTTAAATATTTTAAACAATTTTTTAGTGATAATTTACCCGATAATATTAATTTAGAAAGAATATTACTTTTATATATTCAACACAATTTATGCGATAAACAAATAAAATATATAGATAGTTTAGGAATATTTTCTAATATAGCTGATTGTAATGTTTTTACATATTTTTAATTAAAAAAATTTGAATTGAAACAAACAATATTTGAATAATCATAATGATCTTCAAGGCTAGTTAATGGAATCATACCTTCATATTTTAAGTAATAAAAGTTTACAAAGCCATATCTTGCTAAATGCTCAATAACATCTTTAAGTTTATCGCCACTATCAATATATGTCCCTCCATATTCAAATTGTATTACTTTTACTTTTTGTATTTCATCGCCAAATCCTTTAATAACATTAAATTCAAATCCTTCAGTATCTATTTTTAGAAAATCAATAGATTCAATATTGTTTTTCTGAATATATTCATCAGCTTTTCTTACTTCAAAAATGCTTTTTGTCCAATTCATATATGTATCTGGATGTGTAAGTTTTCTATGAACAAAGGATTGTTGTTCATTATAATATTCTAGAGATTCATTCTTATCACTTAATCCAAAATTATTAAAATAAGAATTTACATTTGATACAAGCGGTTTAAGTTTTTCTAAGAATTCAGAATTAGGTTCAAAATAATGAACTTCACCATTAAAATTTGAAAATACACTATCAAATCTACAACCTACATCAAAAATAACTTTAGCAAAAGGTTCAACAATTTGCTTAAAAAATCTATATTCTGGACAATTTAGATCAATTGACATTCTAATTTTAAAAAGAAAATATATTTAAACCCTGTTAAAATACTCATCCCAATAATTATATGTTTTATAATCATTAGGAGTTCCCCAACATAAGTAGTTTTTAACTTCAAATACTTTTACTTTATAACCTTTTTGTATTAATGGAACTAAAAGATTATCAACATAATATTCGTTATTTGTTCTAAGATTCTTTGAATATATTTCTTGTAATCCTTCTCTATAAATAGAAGCTTTTCTAAAATACATTGTTCCAATAATACAGTGGCTTGTATCTTTATTTTCAAACTTTTTCTTAATCGATACATCTAATATGTTTCCAGAACTATCAACATCTAACCATGCATACATATGAGGATATAATTGGCTTGTAGGATTGTTTGTAAAAGACCACACTATTACATCTATACATGGATCGTCAATCATAGTATAAAACTTTTCTACATCATAATAAGCTCCATTATCACAAGCAGATATTAAAATTGGTCTATCATTCCTAATATTAGCCAAAGCAAATTCACATGTACATGCTTGTCCTTGTGTTATATTATGTAGTTTAATAATATGAGCATTAAATTTTTCTTTTAATAGTGGTTCAATAATTTTATATTTATTTAGATGTTCTTCAAGACATATAAAAGTATTTTCTTTACACGGTGGAAGACATCCAACCGCTTTTACAACCATAGGTTCATGCCCAACTAACAGTAAAGGTTTAGGTAAATCATATCCAACCATTTTAAAACGACTACCCGCACCAGCCATAGGTAAAATTAAATCAATATCTTCTATTCCACGGAACTGTAATGGGTTTTCTTTTTTATTTTTAAAATATTCTGACCATTGTTTGTATTCTTCTAAGTCTCTCGGTGTTCCCCATTGTAACATCTTTTCTATTTCAAATATTCTTACTTTAAGAGAATCTTGAATCATAAGTTTATATACAAGACTTACATAGTATTCTCCCTTTAGATTCATATCTAAATCCATAAGTTTCTGGAAATAGTGTTTTAATATTTTTCCAGAACCAAAATAGTATGTTCCATTGGAAGCATATTCTTCCATCTTATTATTTGTGAACGATTGTTTTTCTTGAATATCAGTAACCCATAAGTTTTCATGTTTCATAAACGCATAGTTATCAGAACCAAGCATATGAGGATGAAATCCAATATAAGATGCTATTCCTCCATCACAATTATTAGTTCTCATTTCTTCTAAGAATTTTCTATAATCCCATACAGTTCCATAGTCACAATAACTAACAATAACTTCTTCATTATCATCTATAGAATCAAATATATAACTAACCGCATGAACAGGACCTTTTCTTCCTTTATTGGGAACAGATGTTATAGTAGCACTAGGAACTTTCTTTAATAATATTTCTTGCATATGTGTATGAATTTCATTACAGATAAAATGAAAGTTAGTTTCATTAGAAAATAAATCAATTACATGATATATCATAGGTATTCCATCAACATTTATAAGTGGTTTAGGATTATTGTATCCAGCATCTAAAAATCGTTTTCCAATACCAGACATTGGTATAATAATTTTCATTCTTCTAATAAATAAGGTAATACTTTCTCTAAATCACATTCAAAAGGACTATTCAATCCATTATCGAGTGCTTCAAGTTCCTCTTCTTTTGCTTCTACAGTGTTCATAATAAAATCTTGAGAGAATCCAGCAACATCATTATTTGATAACTTTATTGTATAAATACCATTGTTATAGTTTTCAATTTCTCCAGTAATCTCTTTATATTTAACACGCGTGTATAATGTAAATTTACCACCACTTTCTATATGTTTACAAGAATTTATATAAGAAACATTAGTATGATTCATAGAATGAGCAAATCTTCTATTAATATCTAGAAATGTAGGAGTTTCAAAACATAAGACTCGTGTAGTTGGTTTACTAAAAATACAGTTTGCCATTCCTCCACCAATAAATCCAGCTATATGAGTCGCTTTTTCAAATAAGTGTATTTTATTACACATTGCTAAATCTTCACATAGCACTTCACTATATCCGTATTTATTTAGTAAATCCACTAAATTATCTTCATTTATACATTTTCTTCTTTGAGTATAATTTGTTCCAATATTTTCAGGGTGTTTTGATAATTGAGATCTTCTTGATATATAAATTTTCTTAGGAGTGTTGTAATAAATATCTGGAACCATTTTATTCCATATATCATAAGATAATTTAGACGGTGGTTCATTTGATTTTGATCCATGTGTTAACGAAGATCCAACAAACATAGTTTGGTATAATGTATTTTCTTTTACATATATATATGAAATATCTAATAATTCAAATGCTTGCTTTACAAATAATGGTAAATCTAATTTAGTACGATGAGAAGTATTTGTTAATACTTTTAAATTGGGATATGTTTTTCTTAACTCAAAATAATGATACAATATTGGGAGTGAATCGTAAAGAAAATGATAATAATTATCTACATTATAAATGAAAAAGAATATTGGATTTACTTCAATATACTTAAGTGATAATTCTTCTAAGTTATAAATATTATTCTCATAAAATGATTCTTTATTTAGTGACATTACCTTTTCATCATATGGAGATATTAGTTGATTATTTATATTAAGTAAACAGTTTGGGTAATAAGTATTTCTACCAGTTAAACTTACATTGTTTAATTTATAATAACCAGTATTTCTTGAATCAAACTCTACTAATGTATAATTATTATTTAATGCTTTACGAAATGGAATAATATTCATATTCTACTTAAACTTATAAATAATCTTTATATATATATGTTTATAGCACATAGAGTAAATAGTTCTGAATATGCAAATTCTATACCAAAAGAATATGGTATAGAATTTGATATAAGAGATTCAAATGGTTCTATTATTGTCACACATGACCCTTTTACACAAGGAGAAGAACTTGAAGATTTTTTATCAAAAATATCAAAACGCTTTCTTATAGTGAATGTGAAATCTGAAGGGATTGAAATAAACACTTTAGAATTATTAAAAAAGTATGGATTTGAAGATTTTTTCTTTTTAGATTGTTCTTTTCCATCAATTGTCAAACTATCTAAATTAGGTGAAAAACGAATTGCTTTAAGATTTTCGGAATATGAGAATTTTGCGAATGTTCTTAATAATAAAGATAAAGTAAGTTGGGTATGGGTTGATTGTTTTACACGATTTCCTTTGACAAAGTCTATAGAAGAAGTATTTCATTCACATGGATTAAAAATTTGTATTGTATCACCAGAATTACAAATACAACCAGAATTAATAAATAAATATAAAAAATATATAAATAATCAAAATATAAATATAGATGCTATATGTACAAAAGAATATAATATATCTACTTGGAATTCAATCTAAGTTTTTCCTTATCCCATCTTTCTAAAGCAATTTTATCTTCATCTGATATTTCATGATAATCATTATTAAATCCACATTCTAATACTAAATAATATGATTTTACCATTTCTTCTAAGTTTTTAACTTTGTTAAAATTTATATCAACTAAATAAACAATATCATTATAAATAATAATTTTTTTAGTTAAATCAAAATTTAAATCATAGTGACTTGTTTCAAATATAATTGGAGAATCATCTAAATATAATGAAATATCTGGTGATAATTTAAAAAAATATCTATCACTTTTTAAAAAAGGTATATATGATGATATAATAATTTTATCTTTTAGTTTAAAGTATAAATCTCTCATAAATAGTATATTTGTAGAAGGAAATCTAGAAGTAAATTTATTTAATATATTATTTATTAATATATATATATCATCTTTATTATCACTACATAGTATAATACCATGATTTTGTAAAAATATAATAGATTCATTATTATATGTATCTAAAATAGATCTAGATAATTCTAGGCCAGGCTTTTTATATTCTATATATAAACAATTTTCAAATATATTACTAATATCTTCTTTCCAATTATTTAGTGAAAGATAATGTAATAATATAATTGGATGTAAATGAACAATATATTTTTTGGGAAGTAAATGAAAAAATGTTTCAATACTTGGAGTTCCTTGACCAGAAATAACACTGTTTTCTATATTTTCATTTGTAAAATCTATTTTATTTATATCACATATAACATAACCTTTATTCATTTCTGTTTCAATCATTTTAAATCCAGAACGTTTAATTATAATTTTATTTTTATTTTTAATAGAAATATTTCCTCCATTTGTTTGAACTAAATCATAAGAACCTCCAAAAATTCTACAAAGCTCTATATATTCATCTATATTAGTTTGTTCAATCATTGAATAAACAGAGATAGACTATTGTCTGAATTATATTTAATGGATATTGTTTAAGTTTATTTATAATGTCTTTATTTTTAATAAAGATATAAAATAAATTGTCATTTATTTTAGTTTGATCTATTATATAACTATAAAAATTATTATAAATATTTGTTTTAATATTACTTATTTGACATAAAAATGAATTAACATAATAATTCAATTCATTATTTATATGAATTATAAAATTATCGTTATTATATTCAATTATAATATTTGAATATAATTTTTGAGGTTCTATATATTTAATAAAGTCAGATTTCCGTTTTTCAATACTTTTTAATACAGATTCAAGTGAATGTTTTCTTTCTTCAACGTCACGTTTTATTTTCCATTCTTTTTTTAGTTTATAGTCTATATCAAGAAATATTTTAATTTCAATAATATCTCTAATTTTTTCTTGATATAAAGTATGAAGTCCACATAATAATAAGAAAGGTTTTGATTCTATTTTTTCCTTTTCTGTAAATTTTCCTGTAGAATGGTCATAATTTATACTAAATATTGTTTCACCAAGTTTTAAACGAAAAACATCTTCAGACATTTTTTCTAAATAGTTTGCTTCTGGATGTAAATGGCTATATTTTTTCCACATTTCAGAAGTTCTTTCCCACTTATGATATCTATCTGTTTCAAGTGTAACTGAAGAATCAAATAATAATGATTCTAATGCATTTACGAGTGTTGATTTCCCAGAACCAGAATCTCCAGCAATAGATATAACTTTACATTCTGATAAAATTAATTTATAAGGTAGTATAATTCTATTGACTGTGATATTGTTTAATTTTAAATATATATATAAATCTTTTTCAGATGATATAGTTGTATCTTTTATTTTAATATAATTAAAAAAATTACAGTATTGAATCATTGTTTCTCTATTTCCAATGGCAATTTGATCATTAACACAATTATTATCATTTGTTAAATGATAACTATTGTAAAAATCATAACCATTCGGAATATTTAATTGTTTGATATTTAATTCTTTAATTAATTGAATAAAATCATTATGATTTAATAATATCTTTAAATCAGGTCTAATACGGATATAATGAGTGTATGAATTATTAATAGAATTAAATAATGTTTGAATACGATTCCATTGATTTAAAATATTTTCTTCTTTTTTTGTTTTATCATATTGCATATCTTTTGTTGTTATAATACTTTTATAAAATGAAAAATTATTTAATATATTTAAATTATATTTTGTATTACTATAATTATTATCATTATCTTCAGAAAAATTTATATAAACATCAAATTTAATTTGTTTATTTAATTCAATAAAAAATAAATGTAAATGATTATAAAATGATCTTGGTATTCCAGATACTAAAAAACATAGTTCCATATAAAAAATAAATATTTTTTATAATTAGAAAATGCCGCATGTATATGTATTGCCAGATACTGGAGGATATATGTATCATTATTTAATTTTAGAATTGCCATTATTAAGAAATTTTAAAAAATACGATTCTGAAGATAATAGAATTTTTAAAACTGTATATAAATTAAGATTCTAGAACTCCTAATTTAGTAGTATTAATATTATATTTTTGCATAATTGTATTATGTTCATTTTTAAAATAATCATTTCTAAAAAAACTTTCGCCACACCATTTTCTTTGGTGGATAATATGTAAATATATAAACCAAGGTTCCATATCAGAATCCCATCCAACTATCTTTTCTTGACCAATATCTTTCAATCTAAATACATTTGCATTATTATTAATAAAATTCATAACATCAATTTCAAAAAATCTGTAGCTAGAATTAGGAACAGATTTGTATGCATTTAATAAGGTAATTCTATTCCATATTGATGGTAAAAAACTAAATGGATATTCTAAATCATGTATTTGATATACAGTAATGTCATTTGAAATATTTATTAGTGAATTATCATTTTTTTTCATATGAAATTGTACTGAATCATAATTATTATTATATAACCAATTAACAATTGTAGTGATTTTATTATTATCATATGATAATAGAATAATATTATCTGGGCTAAATAATACATATTCATAATCAAGTTGATTTAATATATATACCATTCTTTGTGCGAAAGGAATTGTTTCATCATATTCAATCAGTCTATCATATATATACCCTTTTGTTTTAAAAAATTCTTCCATTGCATTTTTATTATTTACACAAACAACTTTTTTAAATGTTGAGTTATTTTTAAATAAATAATCAAAATATACAGACCATGTTTCAGAATAATCAGTATGACAATGGGATATGAATGCAAGTGACATTATATATAATATTTAATATTTAAGATCTTTATGTAAGAAACCATTTATTATTCCACGTAAACTGCCTATCTCGGAAATGTTCCAATATCAACAGTGATTCGACAGTGTGCTGATCTAGCAAAATTGAAAATTATCAAAAAAAGCGGGATTATCTTCCATAATTTCACCCATTTCTAATAAGATGAAATCTGCAACAATCTATGCCATAATTGATGATGGATTATTTACTTTTTAATAATGTAACTCCTTCATTTATATATATTTTAGGTATTGTTTTTTTAGTAGTTCCCGATTTTATACCCCAAAAATATAAATCAGAGGATAAATTATTATAATATATAGCATATTGGCTAAAAATTGATAAATCAATTGCATTTTCTACATCTTGTATTGTTAAATTTTTATAATAATCAGACCATCCAACAATCCCTCCTATTGTTCCATAACTATCATTTGGTGTTGTTTTCCTAGTTCCATGTTCTGGTCTCCCAGTAGAAGCACATGTAAAAAAGAATAAACCATTGGGTTTTAACATTTTAATAATTTTTTGTAAAGATAAAACATATTCAGGATCATGTTCAAAACATTCTGTAGAAAATATTACATCAAATGTATTATCCGCAAATGGTAATGTAGAAGTTTTATTTACGATAGTTGTCCTTGGAGATTTAAATACGTCATTACCTTGATATTTTACTGTTTTCTTATCAAATAAATCTGCCACACTACCATTAATATCTCCAGAACCTACTTCTAATATATTTACATTTGAAAACATATTGGGAAATATTTCTTTTATATAATTACAAAATGAAGAAGCTTCATTATGCATACCTTCTTTAATTATTACATTTTTATTATTCATTAATATAATAAAAATTATAGATATACTTAATATAGATAATATAATATACATAATATTTTTATCTGTTTTTTTTGTGTATTTCATACTATTATATATTATATATTTATTTTATCCGGGTATATATTGTATTTTTTATTTTATAATACAAAAATTCAGTTTAGCAAAATCGAACGTAATAAAAAAAGGCGGGATTATCTTCCATAATTTCACCCATTTCTAATAAGATGAAATCTGCAACAATCTATGCCATAATTGATGATGGATATTTCTATATAGGATCTACTACAAAACCATTAGAAGAAAGAATTCTACAACATAGAAATGCTTCAAAAGATTCATCCTAT